ACCCGCAAACCACACTTCCCTTTAAAACGCGTAACATACATTGCCTGCGTTTAACTTTCTTTGAACTCTTGCAGAAAAATGAGAATTCGTGAGTACGATCACTCAAAATCGCCTGGCAAAAATAAAATCACCCTATAGATGCACAAAAAACGGGCAAAACTACCTGGTTCGCAAAACTGCGTCTAAAGTTAAACCGGGACCTCGCGAGCAAGGGTGAGACGATGGCGCTTTACACAATTGGTGAAGTGGCGTTGCTTTGTGATATTAACCCTGTCACGTTACGCGCGTGACGCAACATTTTTAAAAATCGACGAAGATCGTCCAGGAGCGCCGTTTTTCAAGGGTTGGATAGATGATTCGTTTACCATGTCGACGAACTTCGACGAATTTCGCCGATAAAAAGTGTCCCATACATGCCCCATTGATGCCCCATAAACAATATCAGGAATTGACACTGGTTATCCATACAGATAAAAATAACACCTGTACATAACTACAGTTACAGGAGGGTGTTATGCGTGTTGAGATCTGTATCGCTAAAGAAAAAATCACTAAAATGCCAAACGGTGCTGTGGATGCGTTAAAGGAAGAATTAACCCGACGCATCAGTAAACGTTATGACGATGTAGAGGTGATCGTAAAAGCCACCAGCAACGATGGCCTTTCTGTTACGCGCACCGCCGATAAAGATTCAGCTAAAACTTTTGTTCAGGAAACTCTGAAAGATACCTGGGAGTCTGCTGACGAGTGGTTTGTTCACTAATTAGCACGTAAAATCAGTAACGGCTGGAAATCATTCAATACTCGCACTATCGAAAGTTAACCAGCCAGCCGCAGTATCCTATCATGACAAGTTACTGCGGCTTTTTACTTTTTATATTTAACAGATCAACATCCAGATCAGCAGACACGCCACCACCGGCACAGCAAAATCCATCAGGCTTGCCACATCCCACGCGCGCGGATCAAAACCGCCCCACCACGGCATGTTAATCCGCTTGCCATGCCCAAACATTTCAATCCAGCGATATTCTGCCTGGGTGTGTTCACGCGCAATGAAGAACGCACAACCGGCTATCGCCCCGTAAGCCCAGTTTCCGGTAAAAAGACCAACCAGTGTCTGCGCAGCCACAGCACAAAGTGCATGAAGGAAAGGTGTTATATCCATTACTCCTCCTTTATCCGATATCGCTTCGGGAAACGGATAACAACTTTAATTCTGACTCAAGTTCATCAACTCTTTCAGTCAGCTTCTGGATATGGTGAATCAGTGGAACAACCAGACGTTCGTACATTACACCTTCGGCAACAAGGCCATTGCTGGAAATAGCTTCCGGTGCATCATCTTCGTTAGCTGGTCGCCAGTGTACAAACTGAGGGGCAATTTCTCCTACTTCCTCGGCAATCAATCCGTAGAATCCCCAGTCACGCCTGTCATTTTCGCATTGCGACCTGTACCACACAGGGCGCATCCTGAAAATGAGATCGGCGTGCTCTGAATCTATCGTCTCTACTGAATGTTTATAGCGGATAGACGATGTTGACCGCAGCACAGACGAAATTGCAGGGTCAGGATTAAGATAAAGATTTGCCGCCGCTGTAGTTGTGCCCAATCCCCATAAATAAAACGCTTCACGGCCAGTCAGCGGGTAAAAATCTCCGCCATAACGACCACTTTCCAGATCGTTCACTTCCACTTTGTTTTTCAGCTTATTATCCACTTCTGTTTTTGTGTATCTGGTACTGATATCCTGCTTTGCACTGTCCATATCAGTCTGAAGCGTTGATACTTTTACGTTAATTGAGGAAATATCTTCCTTCGCTTTACTGACATCTCCCTTCAGCGTGGTGATGTCTCCCGGAATTACTGTCGATGTAGCCATTTTTCTGCCTCACATCCAGCCACGAAGTTGATGTTCAACTACAACCGCGTATTCATCGAATATTGACGATTTTTTTGCATCATTAATGATGCGCACGTTTACAAAATATCCGTCTTCCTTAACACATACCGGTTCGCCATCTTCAGTCAGTTCTCCGGTTTCTTTGTACACATTACCTATCACGTCAATAAGAATATCATCCTGCATCGACTCGTCATCATAATAGCCAATGCTCTCCATAAAGGTCGAAAAGTCGGCCCTGTCTGCAAATTTGAGTGTTAAATCTTTCATTTAATACTCTCCCCCATTTGCGCATCAGTTAATTCTTTATTCCAGAGACGAAGATTTCTCAAATGGCCGAATAGATGACGAGTTCCCGATGTGGCTTGACCTCCAATTCGAATAAAGGTCCGTGTTTTTACGCCCGTCCACTCCGTTTTCATAGTTTTAGTAGCCTCACCGTTAGAAACTACTCGCTTAGTACCATCAGAATAAATATTAAAACCACCAATGAATTTTCGAACATCAGCTCGACCAGCAAACACACTAGAAACGTAAGTACTTGTCGACGCTTTATAAGTTTGCATATAAAGCTGACCGTAATATTTCTCAGTTGTGTTAAAAGCGTATGTAATTGACTCAATAGGTGGCACACCAGAAAAATCAAAAATACGCGGTGCTACATTAGGAGGAATATCGCCCCAATTTCTATTAACCTCGACAAGACACGTAAGCGGTCTATTATAGATATTATTTTCAGTTGGGATCGTCACCATATCACTGGAGCGGGTTGCGGGTGCAGTTGTCGTAATAACAAAAGATGAAGCACATCCGCCGTTTTCAAATTGTGGTGTTGCAAGGTAAATATAATCTCCCGCTTCAGTTATACCACCTTTTTTCGGCGCATACTGAATCATTGCGCCAATTAAGGTTTCACCTTCAACAGCTTCTATAGTTGCCTCATAGAAAATCCACCCTGTAACCGGATCTTTAGTTGCAGTAGCTGCTATTCTATTGGCTGCCCCGCCAGTTTTTTCTATTATCAGAGTTCCGAAAGTTAAATAAGCATCTCCTAAAAATGTATAAACCGACCCATCGTATTTTTCAAAACGCAAACGACAACGAAGACCATCAGGAGCTTTAACCCTGCATGAAACAGTGCAATACTTATTATCGCCACTAACATCAATCCCCCGGGATGCACTGCATGTATGCAGACTAAGTGCAGATGATTGTCCTGTCATATTATCTTTTGTTCGCATTTTGGCATATGAAAAACCAAATTCATCAACACCATTATTAGTTTTATCGATATTGCTGGTACTCGTCCATTCAGCGGGAGTATTGGATTTAACAAAATAGTTAGTGCGCTGTCCTTCAATCAATAAACCTTCTTTTTCAAATCGTGGCTCATCAATTTTAGCAACACTAAATACGCCTGATTTATTGATATATGTGGCAGTTGATGCGCGTTTAAACTTAACAACCTTGTCGCCAGGCATCGTTATTTCATCATCACCAATAACAATTTTTTTATATGACGGCGAAAAGCCCGTAATCATATCCAGTGAATCGTTAAACGGTATCCACACATCAGGCAGTGGCTGTAAGACATATTTATACGGCTCTGCTGCCTGACTTGCATACTCTCTGGCTGCGTCTTCACTTGCTTTAGCTGCTGTCTGGCTTGCTGCCGATGCTTTCGCCGAGTTCGCCGCTGCAGTCTCGCTTGTCTTTGCATTGGTTTCACTGGTTTTTACTGCTTTTTGACTGTTGGCTGATGCAGTGGCAGAAGCAGCCGCCGCGCTTGCAGAACCAGCTGCAGCACTCTCGCTTTGGGCTGCTGCATCCTGACTGTTTTTCGCCGCAGTTTCGCTGGCTTTGGCATTCGTTTCGCTGGTCTTCGCTGCCGTCTGGCTGGACTTTGCGTTAGTTTCACTCGTCTTCGCAGCTTTCTGGCTGTTAGCCGCAGCAGTTGCTGATCCAGCTGCTGAAGTCGCAGAACCGGCTGCCGCGCTCTCGCTTTGGGCTGCTGCAACCTGGCTGTTTTTTGCCGCAGTTTCACTGGCTTTGGCATTCGTTTCGCTGGTTTTCGCTGCCGTCTGGCTGGACTTTGCGTTGGTTTCGCTCGTCTTTGCGGCTGTCTCGCTATTTTTCGCGTTGGTTTCTGATTTTTTGGCTGCTGTCGCGGAGTTTGCCGATGCAGTCTTTGAGGTCGCTGCCGCCTGTGCACTATTAGCTGCATTCGTTTCTGAGGTTTTCGCCGCGTTCTTCGATGATGCCGCTGCAGTTTCGGATTTCTTTGCCGCCGCTGCGCTCTGAGAGGCGGCTTCAGCGTTGCGTGCCGCTTCTTCCACCATTTCCTCAAAACGACGCAATGCCTCCGGCATGACATCATCTTCCGTCATGGCACCGAGAAAATCATTCAGCGTACCTGGTCTGGAGCCTTCATAGACGGTAATGGTCCCAACATGTGAAGGCGGAAAACCTTCAACCAGCAGGGTGACGCTGTACTGACCATGCTCAACATCCATGCTGTAACGTCCGGCTTCATCCGGATTTTCAGAGGCCACCGTGTTCACCACCACCGTGCTGCTGGTTCGTCTGGCCTTCAGCACAATGGTGCAGTTCTGTACTGGTTTTCCTGTGCCATCTTTAAGCACGCCAGAAATTTTTACTGTCATACTTTTCCACCAATAAAAAAAGCCCGCAGCAGTGACGCCACGGGCTTCAGGACAGTGTAACTTTACGTTTCCTCAAACGCAGTTCACCCCATAAGGTGGATGAACCTGCGTATCATAACAATATTTACAGAAGATAAATCGGCGTCTGTTGTCAGAAACGGTATCCGATACCAACAATAAATGCATCCGTTCGCCAGTCGCCACTACCGGAACCTTCATAAGCAAGGTCAATGGTCACGGATTCGGTCGGGTTAAACTGCACGCCAGCCCCCCACGCCAGAGACGTGTTGCTGTGGCGACCGTCATCACTTCCGGTCAGCACATCGTGCGTTTTCCCCTTGTTGTCAGTTACGCGGAGATAATCCCCGGAGAAAGTCGACACACGGCTGTAAGCCATACCCGCCATCACATACGCGCTGAACCATTCATTCACGCGTACAGACGGCCCCGCCATCACGCTGAACCAGCGGTTACGCACGGAATCTTCATGCCAGCGGGTATCGCTGTAGTGCGTTTTTTGCTCATCCTCAGCATTGGCATAACTGAAGGACGTAATCAGCCCCAGCGCGTCCGTAAACTCATAACGGTATTTCACGTTAATCCCGTTCAGATTATCGCTGCCGGGAGCGTTCGTACGGGCATGAAGATACCCCGCGCTCAGTGTGGACTGATGTTCAGACGCCCATGCAGGCGCACCGGATACGGACAGACAGATGGCTGCGGACAAAATGGCTGCACAAACTTTACGCATAATTACCTCTCGCTTTTCTGCAATAAAAAAGGCGCCATTTCTGGCGCCCGTATATGGGTTATAAAATTCAGCTGATACTGATGCCTGCGGTGGCTTTCTTCATCACCACAACCAGCAAATCGCTGATACTTGCTGTGGGATACCAGTTATTCACCAGCCATGCTGATACCGAAAACTCCAGCGTCATGTGACCGTGACCGGCAGGCATATCAATAACGCCACTGTAAATCAGCGTATTATCCAGCGCGGTACGGTTATAAATTTCAGCACCGTTTTTCCGCACTATCAGACGGCATGAGGAGTAAATATCAGTATGCTCTCTCTCATGCTTAGCGCCACTGAATGCCACCGCCGGAATAACAATTTGCCGGTCAAACGGCTGATCGTCATAAACCCTGACGGTAATGGTCCCTGATGGCCACCGCTCCGGTGCACGGGAGTCACGGGGGAAAGCTTTGCCCACTGTTTTAACGAGATCGCCTTCAATCTGGTTGGCGGACAGTTTTCCCAGAACCCGACAGTTCTCGTTAATCGTGACGTTGTTGAGCGTCCCGGAGTTCGCATTCACGTTACCGCTGATATCGGCATTTTTCGCCGTCAGCCGCCCGTCCGGTGTCAGGGAAAATGCCGGAGGATTACCGCCGCTGGTAATGGTGGGAGCCGTCAGGCGTTTCAGGAACACGTCGTTCATGAATATCTGATCGCCCTGACCAACAAACATCGGCTTTGTGTTGCCATTCGCAGGATTAATCATCGCAATCCTGTCTGCCGCCAGCAGCACCTGACTCTGCATGCCGTCAGGGGTGTTTTCAATACCGGCACCAATACCCGCGATATAAAGGCGTCCGTCCTGCATCTGCTGCAGCTTCACAGCCCACATGCTGTTCAGGTTATTATTTGTATCAACCTGAACCTTCTGTATCTGCTGGATTGCCGCACTCTGGTCTTTCAGTTTCTTATTGACAGTCTGCGTGATTTCATTGCTGACATCCGTAATGGACGTCCTGATTTCAGCCAGGTCAGGCGCAAGCTGACCGTTATCAATCTGCGTCCACAGCTCCTGAGCCAGATGTGTTTTCCCTATCTCTCCTTTGAAAAAATCCAGGTAACCTTCCGCATCATCGCTCGCCCGACCGACAGCCTCCACGAATGCCGATTTGCCAACAGTATTCACACTGCGGATATAAAAATAATAATCATGGCCCGGTTTGATATTGATACTGGCAGCTATCCAGTACAGCGCCGAGCCAAGATAGCGGGCTGCGGTTTCAACCTGCCTGATATCCGCAATCCGCTTTTCCGAGAACCAGAACTCAAACTGTACCGTCGGGTCATAAACGGCAAGATGCGGCGTGGCGGTTATCTGAAAATAGCCCGGCGTCAGCTCAATAGTGACCGGTGCCGCAGGCGCGTTAATCCTGAAGGTGGTGGTCGCAGGTTCGCCCTGCTGGCCATAACTGTTAATCGCCCTGACCGTCAGGGTGTATTCCCCCAGCGGCAGGCCGCTGAAACGGTGCTCCGTGTCTGCGGTGATGGCGGTGGTCACCAGTCTGGCATCCGTTCCCTTACCACTGGTCAGGCGCAGACTGAAGCGCACACCCTTCACCACCCGCGGCGTGTCCCATTTCGCCTGCGCCAGATACTGGCCGTCAGCTGCGCTCACCTCCACCGTCAGGTGCTGCACTGCCGGTGGGATGACGCTGTTCAGGGAGCCTGACTGCGGCTCAAAGCGGGCACCGTTATCCACGATGGCTTCTTTTTCCGGTACGTGCTGCACCGCCGTGATGGCAAAGGTGCCGTCCGTGTTTTCCCGGACGGAGACACAGCGGAACAGGCAACGGCGCAGTGACGGCAGGGAGAGTCCCCACACCCCGTATGTCTCCACACCATCAGGCAGGGTACTGACCTGTATCCGGTCCGGCGCGGGGTGTGCGGTGATGTCCACACTCACCGGCTTACCGCTGCCGTTAATCAGGTTCACCGCCGATGTACCTGTCTCCGGCAGGGTAACCTCACGGTCCAGCGTCAGGGTGCGGGTGGCAGCATCAATGGACAGGATACGTCCGCCGGTCATAGTCCCGGCATAGTCGTTATCACAGATTTCAATAATGTCACCCGGTGTGTGACGCAGCCCCTGTGACCCGAGCGTGAAGTCCACCGTCTGCGTTTCCAGCAGTTCGGTCTTTATCACCCACAGACCTGCACGGTGAGCCTGACCGCGGCTGGTACAGCCAAACGCATCCATCTTCAGCAGATTGCGTCCGTAGCGCAGTATGGCTTCCGGGTCTTCCACCAGTTCCGTGGAGGTCTGCCAGCCGTTCTGCGGGTCGGTGTAATTCACCTCCACCGCCGTGTGCCGGTCCTTCAGGGCACTGAAGCTGTAGCGGAATCCCACGCCGTTATCATCCACCACCACATCGCTGTTGGTGTACGGCCACACCACATCCGACGGGCGGTCCTGAACGAACGTCAGCGTCTGACCGTTCCATACCGGCATACAGCGCATCGCAGAGCAGAAATCACTGAGAACGTCCCACGCCTTACGCTGTTGTGCCAGGTACGCATTAAAGGTCATCCGCGGCTCGGTCCCCCCGAAACCATCCGGGACCGTCTGGTCGCAGTACTGCCCGATGGCATACAGCGCCCACTTGTCCACATCCGCCGCCCCCAGACGTTTTCCCATGCCGTAGCGCGGGTGAGTCAGCATGTCCCACAGGCACCAGGCCGGGTTGTTGCTGTATGCCGGTTTCAGACTGCCGTCCCAGATACCACTGTACGTGCGTTTTTCCGGGTCATAGTTTGACGGCACCTGGATGATGCGACCGCGGATATGGTAGTTCACCGTCATCTGCTGGCCGCCGAACTGCTCCGCATCCACCTGCAGCCCCACAATGGCCGTGTTCGGGTAGCACTGTTTCACATCGATGATTTCGGTGTATGACGACCACAGCGTCTTATTCTGCAGTTGGTCCGTGGTGCTGTCCGCCGTCTCCCTGACCATCCGGATGTTAAAGGGCCGGGGAGGCAGATTATCCAGAATCACCGAGGCCAGGAACTGTGAGGTGGTCTTGCCGTTAATGGTGACGTCCTTTTCCGTCACCCAGTTACCGTTACGCTGTAACTGAATCAGCAGACGGACGGATGCCGGGTTACGGTCACCCTTTGAGGTGGTCTCCACCAGTGACTGCACCCCGAAGGTAACCCGCAGGCGGTCAATGTTCGCGGACGTAATGGTGCGCGTCACCGGTTTTGCCTTCGTCACTTCCACGCCCAGTCCGGTTTCAGCTCCGGAGGACTCAAAGCCTTCCGGTGGTGTCTGCTCCTGCTCCCCGGCACGCCAGACCGCGGTCACACCGTGTATCACGGGATTACCGTCCGTGTCCGTCAGCGGGGTTTTGTTCACCAGGATACTCTGCAGTCCCTTCACCGGGCCTTCTATCGGTCCCTCACCAATCGCATCAATCACGCTCATCATCTGCGTGGATTTGAGATTATCCTTCGCCTCACGAGGCGTGTGTGCCTTACCGCCACCTTTTCCCATACAGCCTTCCCCTGAATAAATTAACCGCCACTTGCCATTCCGTACAGAAGTCGGATATCCTTCGCCCGAAAAGCATGAAACACATTTCTGCCATGCTAAAGAGAAACCCCGGTATCAGCAGATACCGGGGTTTTCTTTCATGCCCACCGATAATCCTGTTGGTTAAAACCGGTAATGGCATAAAAATTCTGAATATCTTCACATTTTCACAAACTGACTGTGGCGCGTATAATTTCTCTGCGTTAATTTTTTTGTCGTGATATAAGAATAATTCCTTACACTTAATCTTCGTAACTCTCCCGCAGTTCCTGTCCGCGATCACTGCGGGATTTTTTTATTCTTTTTACCCCTGCCGCCCGATAACCACGACCTTTCCGCCCCCGCCTTCATCACGGGTGCTGATGTCCTGGGATATACGGCGGGAGCCAACCAGCATTTCCCCGTAAGGCACCGGCATCGGGTTCCCCTGGGCAATCATGTTATCCAGCGAGGAAAAGTACGTGTTCTGTCTGCCGTTATCCGTTGCGCGGTAATCCGGTGTTTTTGCCTTCGGGGCCAGCATCTGGGCCACACCGCCCAGAATCATGCTGGCTCCAAGTGAAAACAGCATCGTGGTGGCAGAAAAACCACCGGCACTCAGGGCTGTACCCCATAACGCCATCGAGCCTCCGGCCGTGAAGAAAGAGCCCACGATGGCTGCCGCCCCCAGCACAATCTGCAGTCCACCCTTTCCGGCCCCGGCCAGTCGCGGCACAATGTGGATGACCGTTCCCTCACCCAGCTGTTCGTGAAGACGGGCATACACCGCCTCCGGTGCCGTGTCATCACCGGCAATACGTATCTGGTACCAGCCTTCGTTCATCTGACGGCGAAAGCCCGGCATCTGCATCGACAGGGCGCGAATGGCTTCCGCTGCCGTGTTCACATACAGGCTGAGGCGGCGGCCAAATCGTTGCAAATCCCCGTGAAGGCAGATGCGTGCCAGTGGCGGTGACGCCAGACAGAATGCGTTCGTCGTTGCCATTTTTCGGAATACCTCTCCCGTTTACTCAGTTGTTCAGGCAGATGGTGAAGCAGCTCACCGTTGCCGCAGTAAATGGCGGCATGGTTCGGTACCGAAGCACCAAAGCAGCACAGCAGAATATCGCCCGCCTGTGCAGAGGACAGGGGCACCCGGTAAAAGCCGGTGACCGCCATATTGTCCAGGTAAAGGTTCTGACCGTTGCGCCACCAGTCATCCTCGCGATGAAAATCCGGCATTTCAGTCCCCGCCAGATGATAAGCATCCCGGAACAGCGTGTAACAGTCCGTCACCCCGTGCTCAAAGCGCCGTCCTGTCAGATGTGGCACACAGCGGAATTTGTGAATGTCACCCCGGCAGACCAGCCACCAGGGCAGTGCGCTTTTTATCTGCAGCCGCCGGTCAGCCTCGCTCAGCCAGGGCAGCCCACCGGGATGACTGTGGACCAGTGCCACAATCTCCCCCTGCATCTCTGCCCGCAGCCAGTCTTCCGGTGCGATACGAAAATACGCCTCCGGCTCTGCGGAAATATTCACACAAGGGATATACCGCTCCCCCTCCGGCGTGCTTATCACGAAGCCGCACGACTCCGCAGGCGCACACCGCCGGGCATGTGCCAGAATCGCTGATTCAGTCTGTGTCATAAACCGGGATTTACTGCGAAAGTTTATTAATGGAAAGGAAACCGCCAAAATTGCCGACATTCCTGCGCAGTTCACACCCGCGCATGCACTTGCTGCATCTGTCCTTACGGATATCCGTGGTGGGGTTGTCGAACTCATCCGCCACCGCAGGACCGTTATACCCGCATTCATCTCCCCGGTAATCCCACATACAGGTGTTCGCCAGCATGATGCGACCGGGAAACAGCGCCCCGTCCGTCTCGGTCGGTGTAGCCAGCACAAACGAGGCCGTCATGGCTGTCAGCTGCGACATCTGCTCCACCACCCAGCGGTCACTCAGCTCCTGCTCCGGGTCCGCCTCCGGATTGCCCGCAACGAAATTCACCGCATCCAGAAAACGGGCATACACCCGGCGGCGGACCACCGTGGCCCCCACCAGACTCTGCAGGTCTTCCGCCATCCCGGTGACCAGACCGAACAGATTGGACACCGTCAGCGACGGTCTGGCACTGCTGCCCCGGCCGTTCATCTCAAAGCCGCTGCCGTCAATCGGGTATGCCTCATACTTACGCCCCTGCCAGGTGACCGGCTCCCCTTTTTCATTCAGCTCATTACAGAAAAAATACCGCTCACCACCCTGTACCGTCAGGTCGATTTCCCAGAGTACCACCCGCGGTGACTGCTCTGACTTAACCGACTCGTTCAGACTTTCTTCGCGAATATCCTGCATCAGTTCACCACCTGCTTAAACTCCGCGCTGAACTCAACGCGCAACATCCCGACCCGCGCAGACCACCCGGCACAGGTCACCTTTATCTGCCGGTATGCATAGGGTGGCTTCCACAAAAATGCCTTCCAGCCACCGTGCTCTGCCAGGAACGCTTCCAGATGCCGGGCCTCCTCCCGGGTCACGGAAAGCGTCACCCTGTATGTTTTCAGGTCAGCATTCAGCCCTGCCGCCATACGCTGTGAGTACCCGTCACCAAAACGCACTTCACGCACCGATGGCTGCGAGTTCACCTCCATATCCGGCTTCACTTTCCAGCGAAAGGTTTTCATCCACCGCTCCCTGATAACATACCGCCATCACGCAACTGCAGCCGGAGTTCATCCTGTGCCCCCTTGCGGGCCATCTCATACACCGCTTTCATCAGCTGCGGCCCTGCCCGCCCGTTGGGGCCGTCGTTCTGAATCACCACGTGATTGTTCTGATTAAAATTAATGCCTTCCGCCCGCCGCATCTGCGCCGGACTTCCGGCACCGCCGACATAACCACCTTCCGCATAGCCCCGCATCAGGCGGTACAGATTGCCGACACCAATCCGGCTGGTCGCCTCCTTCGTGAAGACAAACTCCCCGCGATGAACAATCCCCGCAGGTTCATATTTACCCCCCGTCCCCGTAAATCCCCCGGTCGCGAAATGGAAGTTCGCCGCCGCAGCCTGAATGGCTGTACCGCCTGACGCGGATGCGCCGCCACCAACAGCCCCGCCAATGGCGCTGCCGATACTCCCGACTATCCCCACCATCGCCTGCTTCAGAAAAATCTCTGTCAGCATGGACAGCACAGAACGGGTGAAACCACGCCAGTTCTGTTCGCTGCCGGTCAGCATCGCTGCCATATTCTGTGCAATACCGTCAAAGGTCTGCGTGGCCGCGTTTTTAACCTGCGAAAAACTGTCCGTCGCACTTTCCGCCCACTCGCCCCAGCCGGACTTCATCCCGGCCATCCAGCTTCCACGAAGCTGCTCCTCCGCAGACCAGGTGTTCTTCAGTGCAGATGTGGCCTTCGCCAGCGCAGCCGGATTATCACCGTACACCTCACGAAGGCGCTGCTCTTCCGACTCCCGCTGCGCCTGACGGTCGGTGAGTCCGCGGGCTTTTGCGCTGATTGCCGCCTGCTTCGCGCTCTGCTGCTGTTCAAACCGCGCCGCCTGCTGTGCCAGCTCATTCAGCCGTTTCTGGTGTTCTATCTTGTCGCCCAGCTCAGCCAGCTGGCGTTTGTACTCCAGCGTTTCTTTCTCATGGGCCAGCAGGGATTTTTCCTGCTCAGATAACTGCCGTTTCGTGGCGGCCTCTTTCAGGACCACATACTGATTTTCCGCTTCCCATAAATCCCGGCGCTGCTGGCTGATTTTCTCATTCACACCGCTGTGTTTTTCCAGCGTCCTGAGCTCGGTTTCAAGCGCCAGCATGGCTGCATGCGCCCGGTCTTCCTGGCGCTCACCGGCAGACACCTTCACACCGGACGGCTTTTTCTGCGTCGACTCATAATCCTTTTTTGCCGACGCCATCAGCGTGTTGTAATCCGCCTGCAGGATTTTCCCGTCTTTCAGGGCCTTATTCAGCTCTTCCTGCCGGGCGGTATATTTCTCCAGTGGCGTCAGCAGGCGCTCATACGCCTTCTGCGCCTCTCCGGTATACTTCAGCTGTGACGACTCACGCTCAGCCCTGTCCCTTGCCGCCAGTTCACCGGCTTTTTCCATATCCGACTGCAGCGTTACCGCTGCCAGACCCAGACGGGCATTTTCCCGGTCATCCCATGCGCCCTGAAGGTTGGCACGAAAAGAGGCGGTTTTTCCCCGGCGCTGGCTCCGGCTCTGGTACCACTGCCATTTTTTATCCGCCTCATCAAATGCCTTCTGTGCACTGGCGAGCATATCCGCTGAGGACTCAGGACGACCGATATCCAGAATGGCATCCCACATCGATTTGAATGCCTTCCCTGTTTTATCCGCCCAGGTCTCCAGTGTTCCCATGTTTTCTTTCAGGCGACGGGTCTGCTCATCAAAGCCTTTCGTGGCGATATCGTTCGCCGCCTGCAATGCCCCGGCCTCGTCTCCGGAACGCTGCAGCTGTGCAACATACGCAATCTGCTCTGCCGTCACGTTACGGAACTGGCGCGCCATCGCCATCAGTCCCGACGTCGGGTCAGTGGTCAGCTTCCCGAAGGCTTCAGCGACTTTATCCACCTCCACACCGGATGCAGACGCAAAACGCGCGACACTCTGGTTGATGGCATCAAACTGTTCACCACCACGCACACCGGCATTCACCAGGGCTGCCAGTGACTCTCTCGCCTGGTTAAACGTCAGCCCTGCTGCCTGCCCGGCTCTTGAGAGAGTCAGCATACGATCGGCAGTCAGTCCGGACTGATTACCGGAAAGAACCAGGGTTTTATTAAACGCTGAAAGCGTGGAATCTCCCTGGTACCAGGCGTACACCAGCGCACCTGTCGCCACCGCCAACGAGGTGACCCCGACCATCGGCAGGGTGATCGCACCGGCAAGCCCCCTGAACATGGGGATCATCCCGCCGAAGGAGTCCTTCACCTGACCGCCCTGTTGCAGCAGGATCAGCCAGGGATTCTGACCACCGGCAAGCTGCGTGGCGATATCCGTAAACTGTGCGGGCAGGGTTCGCATGGCCGCTTTATACTGCCCGACGGAAATCCCGGCTTTTTGTGCAGCCAGCGCCTGGCGGCTCAGGCCCTGTTCAACAGCACTGGCGGTTTTTCTGGCGTCGGTATCCAGACCTGAAAAATGACGCCTTACCCGGCTCATCTGCTCATCGAAACGGACAGCATCCAGACTCAGGTCAATAACAAGATCACCAACCGGCTGGGACATATCTCACACCTCCCGGAATCCCCGCTGAAGCCATCATTAATGCGGCTTCATCCACCATGACATCCGCCACATCCGCAGACGATAAAATATCGCGCCCTCCGTCCCCACCGAACCGGACGCCTCCGGCAAGTCCTGCCGCTTTCTGCATCAGCATTTTGTCCTCATCCGGCCTCTCCACCTGCTCTTCCTCATGCCGGGGGACAAGCAGACTGAAATCAGAGGGATGCATATCCGGATCGCAAAAAAACAGGCTGAGTACAGCGTACGTCAGCCCGGAAAAATGCATATCCAGCTGGGTATCCTGAAAATAATGCGTGCGGTAAAAACGGTGCCAGTCGGCATATTCGGTGGATGTCATCCCGGCAAGCATGGCGCGCCAGTCGGGTCTCCCCATCTCACGCGCCAGTCTGAGGGCAAAGTTCAGCTCGCCGTCGAAGACTTTCCCGCAGAAAAATCATCATCAGTCAGCGTGTTATTTTTCGCCACTTCAGTAATATCAGTATCCGGACGAACAGCTTCGATCATCCCGGACAGGCACAACACCACGTCTTCCGCCCGGGCAATGGCATCGGCAGGCCAGGTGGTGAGCACTTCCTGCTCTATCTTCATCACGGCCTCATTCATTGACGGTGACTGCGTTTTCTGTGGATGGTTATGCCACAGGGACATCGCCACCAGAAACGCGCCGGTTCTGACGAGATCTTCCACGCTTACCTGCAGGTTGCCGCTGGATTCTGCCTGTTCTGCACGCCGTTTCAGGAGGGCAAGATGCTCGATACGCTGCAGCGCAGACAATTCGGAAAGCGTGACAGACACACCGTTATATTCAAATTGTTCTGTTTTCAGGAACATCGCTTATCTCTCAGCTCTTTAGCCACCCGGCACATTATTAACGGTAATTTCAGCCACCGCAGCAAACTGACCATTACCGGAAATCACAGGGATGCTGACTTTTCCATCCTTAACCCCCGTCACAGTAATCGTCATATCTTTCACGCTAATGGTGGCTTTTGATGGATCGGCGGAAATCGCCCTGAATGTCTTATCCGTTGCATTTTCCGGTTCCACAGTAACGGTCAGGGTGGTTGTTTTCCCTTTTTCAACCGTACCTGTCGGCGTTACCTTAATCGCAGTGACCGGCGTAATTTTGCTGCGTTCTTCCGCTACAGAAGGTTTACCCACGTTAGTGACTTTCACCGTGCGGGTGATCACTTCTTTCGCCGTCACGGCCTTACCGATACTGCTGACCCAGCCACGAAACACATCCACCGTGCCATTCGGAAAACGGATTTTATAGGCCCGGACATCGCCGCTTTCAAACCAGCCTATAAGCCCTTTCTGACCTTCCTCTCCCGGTTTCCAGGCCAGCGTAAAACTGGTATCACCTGCAGATTTCTGCCCCTGCCCGGTCGCGGTCCAGTCTGCGTCTTCATCATCCAGGTAGTTATCATCGTAGGATTCTGCCGTCATCTCGCCCGGCGTCAGATCCTTCACCTTAGCCAGTCGCTGCCAGTCAGCGTCTGACAACGGGTTTGCATAAGCATCACCCTTGCCGTTGTAAACCCACAGAGTGGTACCGGCACCTTTTACCGGCTCCAGGGGATTTGGTGTTGCCATATCGTCCTCACATCTCGTATGTAATGGAATAAGTCAGATCCGCAGAGCTCCATAACGCCATATCGTCATCACGACGATACTCATAGCCCTGCGTAACCATCGTGGTAATCAGTTCTGCCAGTGCCGGGATCGCAGTCATCGCCGGATAAATCCGGCTTTCCATCCACGAATCCAGCTCTGAATCCGGTACCTGTGCCGGTAAAAACACCTCAATATGCAGTGTGGCCCGCCAGGTATCTGCATCCAGCTCTTCACCGGTATACTCTGCATCCGTCAGATAAACCGCGATCGCAGGAAAATCCTCTTCGTCAAAAACAACGGGGCGACCATCAAACAGCGTCGCCCCGTGTTCATGCTGCTCGAGTGCATCCAGCACTGCGGCACGAATGTCAGTGTGTTTCATCGTTTTATCGCAATCCTCAGTTGTTGTTTCAGCGCGTATGCCAGTTCTTTAGGCAGGCGTTCACGCCGGATACGGTCAACATTCTCATCAAATGCCTGTTTCAGTGGGGCCGCCATCGGGATTTTCACCACCTGAATGGGAAGGCGATTACGCTTTTTCCTTCCCTTGTCGTCATTGCCCTCCTCATATCTGGCCTGGGGAAGACGTTGCATAACATGCCAGCGCCCATTATTTAATCGCTGGATAAATGCCCGCTGATAACGATGCTGACCGGCTTTAAGTATGCTGTTCGGACGACGCCCCAGCATTCTGATCCCCAGCTTAATCACAGGGAGATCACCGCGGTTAACGATAATTCTGGCATTCGGATTTCTGACCGTCGCCCGTTTCAGTCTGGACCGTTCCTTTACCAGTTTCCGTCTCACCCTGGTTTCCCGGGCAACCTGTGACGAAGACTGATTAATCGCCATTGTGGCCACGCGGTTAATGGTCATTGCAGAAGCAGCCGGAATGGCGTTTTTACGAACCCGGCTCAGATTGTCAATCGCCTGATCAAGCCCTTTTATCGCCATAATTTCACCCTGCGTTTATCGTCGCCGGTTAACTGCGGGTGGTTGACCACGGTTGAGCCAGAGATAACAGCTGCCCCCGTCATCCGGAGAAACACGATCCACCCAGAATGTCTCACCATTAATGGTCAGCGTGTCACCACGCCGCACGGCACGAACCGTATCCGTCCGCACAAATAATGACGGGCTGCTTCCTTCAATACGGACCCCGCCACCGGCAAACCCCAGCGACTCCGGATCGTCAAAAACCCCCTGAACTTCGCTGCCACACTGTGCCCCCGAGGTGAACTGCGCACAGAGCCCCATCACTTCAACGATCGTACTGTCTACCCCGGCGAGGGCAGCATCAAAGGCATTCTGAAAATCACGCATATTCAGCCGTTCCGTGCTGTATCATGGCCGTTGCCAGTGATGATGGCACCAGAACACGCATACCCCGTAACGCCAGCTCAACGGGACGACCTGTCTCCGGGCAATACCCCATTACTTGCAGGCACTTCCGTACCCGGACGGCTTTAACATCATCCGGAGCATCCGTGTTGTTCAACTGCTCACCATCGTCTGTGTGATTTTGATCAGCCCCGCTCTCATCAGAGTGCATAATGCCCTCCGGGGAAACAGCAAGCTCCTCTTCCCACTCAGACACACGTTGCGCAATATCCGCAGCACTCCCCGACATATCCGCCTCGCGCCCCAGCAGGCCAGCCAGTTGACGAAGACGATTCAGATTTTCTTCTTTTGTTGCCATCTCAGCCTCCTGTGAAAAAAGACACGGGGGCATTTCGCCCCCGCTCACGGATTATTTCACCTGCACCACCACAAACTCATCCGGATCCGGCAGCACCATCAGCGGTGCGGACTGCGTCATGGTGAATTCACGGGCCGGATCGCCCACAGTCAGCCAGTGTTTCGGATAACGGGAAGAGGCCACCACACCTTCGGACAACGCCTGCGCATCCTGAATGGCACCATAGCAACGAATGCCCTCTGCTGCCGTATTCCCCAGGACCAGTGTGCCCACCGGCAGATAACGTTTTTCGGTACCGTCGTCTGCCACATAAGACGTTTTCGCCACCACAATGGCCAGATCACCGTAATACCCTTTGAAAGACACCACCGCTCCCAGGTCTTTCACTGCCGTTTCGAGTTGTGAATTTGAGCCGCGACGGGTATCCAGTTTTTCGCGGAACAGCTTAAAGCCATTCAGCAGACGCCAGACCGTACCGTCCATAATGGCAATATTCACAAGACCGCTGGCCTGATCGCAGTAAAGGTCAATATCATGCGTCGGATCAAACGTATCACGGTCCTGCTCAGACCATTTTTTACCGTCGGCCTGCTCAATGTTATTTCCTTCAGAGCGTCCGAAATCCACCTCGACCGTGTCAAACTGTTCCCCTTCCATGGTGTATTTGCCATACAGCACGGCATTCACCGCCTGCATTTCTTCCACCTGGACAATAGCGTGCTCTTCCTGTTTGAGGTTATCGGTAATGATACGCAGACGACGGTAGGCCGGGTCGTTCAGCTGAGCCGGATCTTCACCAGGAAGGCGCTCAACCGCCTGCTGGTAATTAAATTCGTGTTTGGGCTTGACGTAGCCCGGACGTAACACGCGGGTTTCACCACCGCGATGGCGAAGCACTTTTCCTTCAACGATCGGGGAGACATAGGCCGCCACCGGCGTTTTTCCGGTAATTTTGTCCAGCATCACCTCTTCGGTGTGGAAATTCACCGTACGGCGGAAAAACAGCTCCAGAAACAGCGCACGGAATTTAACTTTTTGTTCGGTATAACCGAGTAACTGGCGGGTCGTAAACAATCCCATAAATCAGTTCCTTTCATTAAGAAATCAGTCAGGCCAACGCGGTGGCCTGATAACGTGTTACGGCAGCGCCGCGTGACTCAGGGCACTGCCGGTAAAGGCGTTGGCCTTTTTGTGTTCATCCACACTTTCAGGCCAGCGGATTGCCTCCGTCGCAAAGGTCCCCGACTTGTAATACGTCAGCACCGCCTCTGTGCCTTCAAGCGGCAGTACCAGTATGCCAACCGCACTACCGGCTTTCTGTCCGTCCCAGACCACCAGTTTCCCGGTGGCCCCATCCAGCATCAGGGGTGTCAGTGCCGGTGTTGCCGAGGAAATCCCGCTGCTGCCTGTGGCGGTGTGAGCCGGATCATTACCGGCAAAAATACGTACTTCCGCACGCTGTTCAGTGATGGTTTTCGTCACCATATTGTTAAAACCTCGTATTGATGTTCAGCACTGACTTCATGGCATGGCCATGAGCATTTTCACGTCCGCATCACCGTCTTCTGACGCCTGTGACACGCCCCCCTGGACCGCAGCCGGTGAATGGTTCGCCATGAAATGTTCAAACAGGGCGGTTGTGGATGCAGAGACCGGTTCTGCCTTACCTGATCCCGCAGCCAGCACAGCCCGGGCGCTCTCCACGGTCATTCCCGGGCAGGCAGCCAGCTGTTCAGCCTGCGCCTCAGCCCCTTTTGCCTCATCCAGTGCCATGATCTGATCACGGAGTGATGGTCCGGCATTCGTCTGCGGTGAAGCAGCCAGGATCGGGCGGGCTTTTTCCACCGTCATCTCCGGCATCGCCGCCAGCGTTACTGCCAGTTGTTCACGACCGTTCGCTTCTTCACACGCCATAATGCGATCGGCTTCACTCTGCGCGGATGCCACCGGCTGCTGCGGTGCCACCGCGGCCAGAATCGCCCGGGCCTGTTCAACGCTCATGCCCTGTTGCCCAGCCAGCATCGTGGCAAGCTGTTCACGTCCTTTCGCTTCCTGGCATGTCAGGATCCCCATCACTCGCTGGTTCTCCTGCACGGCGGCTTCCGTTGCAGTTAATTGCGGCATAGTGCCTCCTCTGACATTACTGTTCAGCGCCGTGGCCATCACACTGATGGCATCCGACGCATTGATTAATTCATCCGCCAGCCCGGCCTCAATGCCGGACTGACCTTCAAAAACGGCGGCCTCTGTTCCCGTGACCGCATCCACAGACAACCCGGTATACATCGCCACTTTTTCGGCAAACATCCGGTGCGCCGCATCAATCCGCTGCTGCATATCCTGGCGAACCTCTGCCGGCAACGCTTCAAACTGATTGCCATCCACCTTGTGCGCCCCGGCATAAATCAGCGTGATATCCCCCCCGGCCTGCGCCAGATGACCGGCATAGCTGACATGGCTCATCATCACGCCAATGGAGCCGATACGGGATGTCTGGGTAACCAGCCGTCGGGAGCAGGCCGACGCCAGCAGCATGGCTGCAGAACAGGCCGTGTCATTGCACAGTGCCCAGACCGGCTTCTGCTGACGGAGGCGGTAAATCATGTCAGCGCAGTCAAACGCGCCGGCGGCCTGCCCGCCCGGACTGTCAATGTCCAGCAGTATGCCCCGCACCTGGCTATCTGCCATTGCCTGCTGAAGACAGGCGACAATGCCGTCATAGCCAGTCATTCCGGAAAATGGCCGCATCCCCCCCAGCCGGTGCACCAGCGTGCCGCTCACCGGCAGTACCGCAATACCGTTCACCACCCGGTAAACACGGGCCGGTCGTTTACCTCCGGCCATGTACTCGTCCGTTTCAGCCAGCATTCCGGGAGCATCAAGCTGTACCTGCTGTTGTGGTACCGAAAGACTTGCTGCCCCCATCTCGCGCCCGAGCGCGCAAAAGAAAACCCGCGCATAGGCGGGCTCCAGAAGCAGCGGTTCATTGAATGCTGCGGCAATAATGTGTGAAAGATTACGTCTCACGTGGTGTTGTCTCCTCTTCCGGCCTGCGACTCTCCGCTATCTGCTGCTGATACGCCTGCGCTATCCACACCGGACGTGAGAGTCCGGCTTTTTCCCGCTCTGCAGATTCCCTGACCTGCTGGCGGAAAATGTCCTGATAATCCTCGCCCATCAGCGCCAGCTCTTTCTCATACGTGCTCAGTCCGGCCTCAATGCGCATCACTGATTCCTGAACCTCCTTGAGCCCGTCAATGGCCATTCTTCCGGCTCCAATCCACTCAGCCCGTGACCAGGCTGATCGCGCCTGATAAAAATCAAAACGTGCCCGTGGCGGACGAATAATCCCCCGAAGAAGTGCCTCTTCCAGCCAGCAGGAAAACATCTGCGTGGCCAGTCGGGCCGCAATAAATTTTCGCCGCCCCATAAAATAGCGCCACGACTCATTGGCGGAGGCGCGGGCACTTGAGTAACTGACCTTCGAGTAATCACGGGACAACTGTTCGTAGGAAACGCCAAGACCGGCGGCGATATACCGCAGCAGCGCCTGTTCAAGCGCCGAAAATCCATTGTCTGAATCCTGCGCTGTCTGCAGTTTCAGATCATCACCAGGGAAAAGGTGCGGAATTTTGACACCGCCCAGCGTCACGTGATTCGTGTCATACCAGCTGGAGAACTTCTCCAGAATATTAATAAGCGGATTATCCTTCTGCCCCTGCGGCGCACCGGCGATATATTCAAAGGCCTTTTCGGTATCCAGTTCACTTTCAATCGTCGCTGCATACATCGCCTTCACTATGGCCGACTGAAGCTGTGTTGCCTGCAGGGAATCGAGCATCTTCAGCCGTTCCATGACGCTGTAAAACTGATTGGCCCCACGGGTCTGCCCGTCCTCCACCGGCTCGAAAATATGCAGCATGGCCGGACGCCCGGTGGGTAGTTCACGCGGGATCCGTTCCCATCGTCCACTCCCGGAGCGAGGAAAATCATCCTCACAGATATGGTACGCAACGGCACGGCCATATCGATCAACCTCCACACCGGCCCGCAGAAAACGGTTCCCGATACCGCGTCCTGGCGTGTCCACCCGTTTCGGACTCACGGCTTTAAAACGCGTACGGAATAACTGCGTGGTTTCCGTATCCCAGACCGGCTGCACAAAGATTTCGCCGTTAAACGCATGAACGCCCACACCTTCACGGATAAATTCCGTGAAGGTGCGTTTTCCTTCCACGTCGATCTCGCCAAACATCCCTTCGGCGTATTCCGACCAGGCCGCCTCCACCTCATCGACAAAGCTTTTTGCTGCGCTCTCCCGCATCCCCAGCCAGCGCCAGTTCGGACGGTAGCTGATCAGAAACATATGCCCGACAATGTGATCCTTATGCAGAGCCACCGCATTAGCCGCTATTCCGTTATTGCGCACCAGATCATCTGCCCGGGCATTCCCCAGACGCAACGCGGGTAGCAGGGCCGCATCGGCACTCTGCGCCGGTGGCAACCACTCAGCCATTTGCCCGCCAAATCCTGCACCGCCCCCGTTGTAGCTGAGACTCTCACGAAGCGGAACGCCGTTCACATCAATCAGGACAGGCGTTCGTTTCATAACCTCACTCCCAGCGGACGACGGCGACGCCGGGTTGTCCCCAGTACCGACTCCGCATCATTGATCGCCCGGTTAAGCTCATCCAGAGAAGCCGCCGTATATTCAATTCTGCGACCATCTTTCTGGACAGACACCACCCGTTTACCGGTTAATAAATCAAGGCGCGCCTGACGCAGCGCCTGCAGTTCAGCGACTGTAACCATTCACTCCTCCGGACAGCTTCGCTGCCAGTTCTTTAAGGGTTGGCCGGGTCGTCTCTTCTTCCCGGGATTTTGCCAGTACAGCCAGATCAAGCTGCCAGCGTTGCACGGACACACGTAATGCCGCGTAGGCATACACCAGGCAGTCCAGCGCTTCGTTACGCCGCTTTTTGTTATCCCACAGCAGACGCATCTTTCCTTTTTCCCACTTCTCCACAAGCTCTTCCGCGACCAGTTGCTGCGCCTCTGTCTGCGAAAAAATCTCCGGATCATCAGGAAAACGGATGGCATACGACGTGGCTTCATCCACAGGCGTGGGATCGGCTTTCATACGGGCATAGAGAATTTCTTTTGCGGTGTCCGTCCCCACTTCACACAGATACACGCCCCGCTGATTGCGGGTTTTCGGCATGGTGATCACCGGCTTGCCATAGACAGATGCGCCTTTTACCGGCAGCACCCGGAAAACACCGTGTTTTTTTGACCTCTGATAAACGATTTCGCCATCGATCCCCCCGGTGTCCCAGCAGACACGGGAAATAGTCATTTCGGTTCCGTCTGCATGGCGGTATTTTTTGTTGATCGCCGCATCCACACGTAACAGCGTCTCTTCCTCATCGGGACGCCCCATAATGATGATTTTATCCACCAGAAAGGCTTCCTCTCCCGGAGCCCATCCCCAGACATACATCTCAAAACGGTTTCGCTGCGAGTCAATGCCCGCCGTCAGATAAACCACCCGGGCAGGCACCGCCGCCGTGTAACGCACAACCTTATCCATCAGTACCTGGTGATCGAGTTTTTCGCCCACAGCCTCTTCCCAGGTCTCGCCCAGCGTGGTGTTCACAAAGGTTTTCAGGCCGTTGGGATCTTTCAGTGCATCCAGCCAGTCATAGACAATCTGTACCCAGGTGGTGAACGGACTGTACGCCGTCCAGATATGGAAAGTGATGGAGCGCGGCGGCGGAATTTCATCACCCCGGGCGCTGAAAAACATCAGGCCGTCACGGGTCCACATGCCCGTGTTTTCACAGATCCACCGCCCGTTACTCTGGTCAAGCTCAGACTGATGGATCACACAGCCATGATGCTCACAAAGGTAGAAAACACTTTCTGGCTTATTCTTCTCCCACTTAAGACCGAAAGGCGAGGCATCATCGCCAAATTTCAGATACTGCTCCTCCCCACAGTGCGGACAGGGCACATAAAAACGCATGAAGTGTGCCGACTCGTTAGCGGCTTTTTCGATCTGGCAGGTGCCTTTGATTTTAGGCGTCGAGCCGCGAATGGATTTGGGCCATACAGAGCCCTCAATACGTTTATCCCCAAGCAGGGTTGGCGAACCCTCTTTTTCGACATCCGGTTCGAACGAGGAAAGTTCGTCATAGCAGACCACGTCCACGGATTTTTCACGGTAGTTTTTAGCGGCAGCCCCGCCCAGGCACCAGAAGCCCACGCCCGATGAAAAACGTTTCAGCGTGAGGGTATTATCACGATGTTTACGCCCAAACCACGGTGCAAGATCGAGTAAAACCGGCACATCCCTGATCGTGGGTTCCACATGAGATTTCATAAAATCTTCAGCAGCAGAATCCGTGGGCTGGAAAAGAAGGCTGTTGCGTGATTTATGCTCAATAAAATAAGCCTCCACTCCCAGCAACATCTTTGTATAACCAACACGGGCAGATTTAATCAGATTAACAGTGCGGATCCGGTCATTCCCCATGCTGTTCATGATGGCAACCTGAAACGGCAGTGTTTCCCACCGCCCCGGGGTGTAAGATGACTCTTTCGGAAGGTAATAATGTCGATCTGCCCACTGAACTGTCGTCAGAGGGACAGGAATTTTTAGCGCAAGGAGGCCGGTTGCTATCGCTCCTGCAGAATTAGCCGCCCTCAGTTCGTCTGAAATCATCAATCCACCTGCGCACATTCTCACCGGCTTCAGAAGCCACATCGGATGCTTTCGCGATTTCAGTTTTCACAGCATCAAGATGTACGGGTGATATATCAGGGTATTTACGCTGCAGTGTCTGAGGGACACGGACAAGGATCCCTGATATATTCTGTGCCACTCGCTGAAAGATGTAGGTAAATAACTCCGTCTCGAGGACAAGGCCTTCCTCACGAGCATTTTTCAGCTCCTGTGCATCGGCCTGTGCCTTCGTCAGTCGGTAACGTTCGTAATCAATGGTGCCGGGCTGAAGGTCTGATTCGCTGGCAGCCCTCAAATCCTCGATCTCTTTACGGAGTTTTTCGTTTTCAATATCAGCTTCCCTCTGCGCATACCACTGAATGGCAGCAGTTGTATCAAAAACTGATTCAGTCCCTTTCCCTCCACCAGAAACTAGTGGTAACCCCTGACTCTGCCAGGCGGTGATGGTCCTGACATCAACGCCAAAAATATCGGCCAGTTTTTTCTTATTGACGTTCATACACTCCCCCGGGAACCAGAAAGGATCTGAAAATGGCGTTTTCTAACAAAAACAGCCTTTGTCAGATCCTTTTATATTTTTAAAATTCTATTGATAATCAATCAGTTAAAAAGAAGAAGAACGGATCTGATTTTTCCCTAAAAATTTTCATAAATAGCGAAAACCCGCGAGGTCGCCGCCCCGTAACCGGTCGGATCGCCGGAAAGGACCCAAGAAATGATAATGATTATCATCTATATAAGGTTTATCACAACATGTGTGTACGCCATCAAACCACGAGAAATAATCAATTATGACGCAGGTATCGTATTAATTGATCTGCGTCAAATTAACGTAAAAGCAACTTCAGATAATACAAATCAGCAACACTGAATATGGGGAAACATTATGTCATCAAAGAACAGAACCCGCAGAACAACAACCCGCAACATCCGATTTCCAAACCAGATGATTGAACAAATTAACATCGCTCTTGATCTGAAAGGTTCAGGAAACTTTTCAGCGTGGGTTATTGAAGCCTGCAGAAGAAGGCTGTCAACAGAGAGTTCGGGTATGAATTACATAATTAAGTAACATGGTGTTCACAGAACACGCAGTTACCGGACACATCAGTTTTCCATTCGCTCACCGGCAGTACAGGCTTCCCCTCTGACGGGATAGCCTGAAAAAATAACACAGAAAATTATTTGTTATAATTAATATAACTTACTCAAAAAAAAGCGACGAGAAAATCAGCATCAACGAACAATAAGCGCCAATACGTGATAACAAATGGCAGCCATATTTATCTGCAGTATAAGCAATGGACAGGATAACCACACCAGAAACCGTCAGCATAAAATCCATTTGAACTTCCCCGGACAAAATCGACTCATCTAAAGATTTACAGCTCTTTTTATTATCAATATGTTAAAAGTAAAATAAACAGATGTTCAATAACACGAATACAAAAACGTGCTGAAATTCAATGAATCCATTTCTGTGTCATCAATTAATAGTGATAAACATCCGGCTTCTTCCACCATCGCACCGGACAGGCGACTATGAGGGGACAACGCCGCGCTCCGTTAACGCGGTAAACCCCGGTGTGTATCGTTTTTGATTATCCCCGCACACTCGCGCAGAGGAGTCTCCCTGCCGGGCTGCGGTCTCTGTTAATGAGGGAATACAGCGACGATACGGCGCATCAACAAAACTTATTTCAGGCACTGAGTGCGGATATAGTCCTGTGCCCCTTCCAGTTGCTTGTGCATCGTCATCAGCCGCTCTCTGAGGGTGAAATAATCCCGTGTAACGGTGTCTGCCAGTTGGGGGCCGGTTGCATTATCCACGCCGGAGGTGGTGGGGGCTTCACGCACGGAGCCTGGACAGGTGGCGTTGATCCGCAGGCGCTTACGACCAGCGGCAACATCAGCGCGCAGAGTTTCATTTTCAGCTCTCGCATCGGATAATTCCCTCGAGTATTTTGCATCGAGCGCAGCAACATCGCGCTGGCGCACCTGCATATCAGTAATGGTTGCGTTCGCCAGCTTCAGTTCACTGGCTTTGTTATCGCGCTGCGCTTTGTAGGTAATCGCGTTATCACGGTAATGGTCTGTTGCCATCCACAGCGCACCACAGGCCACCAGCAGAATAACGATAAACGCGGAAAGCATTCGGTTTATGTTCACCCCAGCAACCCCGACGAAGACAACATCATCCAGGCCATGGAAAGAAAAAGAGCAACCAGCATTAGTGAAAATGAAATGCCGACAATTACACAGAGGATCTTCGCCAGCGTTATGAGTTTGTCTGACATGCTTAATCCTCCCTTCACGATTTCAACGCAATGACCAGTTTTGCCAGCCCATACAGCATCGGGGACACAGCAACACCGACCGCCACCCACTTAATGGCAAAAGCCAGTGCTCTGCTGATGTCATCAGTTACAGGCGCTTTCAGTTCAAGGCCATTTTTCATAGTCAACCTCAACAGAATTCGTTTATACTTCGCCATGTTCTCCCTTGCCTTACTCAAGGTCAGAAACACAAAACCCCGCTTGGTGCCAACAAACGGGGTTTTTACTTTTATTCACTTACGTTTCGCCAGTTCGCAGGATTTCGTGTTATCCGCCCGCGTGGCCATACCTTATTTTTCAGCAAAATATTCTGCTTATCTGTCGATTCCCCAGCACGCCAGCGCGCTCTCCTGGTCACGACGGGATACCTGACCATAACAGTTATTTGAGCGGATACGGCAGTCTCTGCCACCGTCCTTAATCCACCAGCGAATCGCCTCACACGCTCCCCTGCGATCACCTGCATTAATTCGTTTATAAAACGTCGACGGAAAACACTTACCGGGGCCAATGTTGTACGGACAGAATGACGCGATCCCCGCTTTCTGGGGTTCACTCAATGGCACTCTGATGTTTTTCTCCACCCATGCCAGCGCCTTATCACGCTCAATGGCGTTAACCCGGTCGCATTTTTCCTTCGACAACTTCATGCCCGGAACGACAGGTTTGCCATCCACCAGGATGGCACCGCGGCAGATGGTCCAGATACCCGCGCCATCACGGTATGCCGTGGTGTGGTTACCTTCCTTTTCATCCAGAAACTGGTCGAGAATGTCAGGCGCAGGCGCACCAGCGGCAATCAGCGCCAGAACGGCAGCCGACAGGCCGTATTTGATTTTGGTGTTCATGGATATTTATCAGGATTTATCGGTTCCGAATCCCTGGATATGTTAAGTCTTCAGCCCGCCAGTGGTGGGCACTGGCGTAAACTCAACAATGCGAGATGGCTGCCTCGCAAAGATAAGGAACAGATATGAGTGAAGAAAATAGCAAAGAGAATACAGCACTTTTTGACAGAATTTTTACTCTTGAGTTACAGGTCGGTTTTCTTCTCCCAAAGATAATCAAAGCAATGGATGCACTAAGTAAAAATAACGCTGTGTCAGATTACCTGATCGCCGAAATGGAACATCTAATTAAAGAAATACCAAAGACAGTTGCTCGTGATGATAAAAGATTCCTCAAGGCTGCTGAAGATGCTCTTTCAACAGTGAAGCGCAGCTTAGATGCGCCGCGCGATCAAGAATAGTTTCTTTCATTTCATCTGCTGCAAGCACCTCATTTTTTGTTGGGGTGCTTTTTTTCAATTCAGCGATATAGCACTCCAGTTTTTCAATGCGTGATTCAATATCATCGTTTTCTGACCGCAATGCCGTCGGTGGCGTCTTCAGAGAACCAGTAATTATTCCCGGTAGTTTTCCTCTGTAGGTTATCAACACATCCTGCGCCTCTAAAATTACGGGGCGCTTTTCCGGCAACGGACCATCCCCTTCACATAACCCGGCAGCAACATCCATGAAAAACTGCTTCGCCTGCTTTTTCGCCTCAGCTTCGTAAAACTCCAGCGTGGCATCTTCAGTACGGTCAAGACTAATCGCCACATCTGGCAACAACAGTGACGGATACCCACCAATTTCCAGTGCCACAGTAACAGTAATCTTATCCGGGTAATTATTTATCCCTTTAACAACCAGTTCGTATTTTTTCTTCATCGCTTTACTCTCCCCGCGCCGCCTTACGCCGGTCCTCTCTGATTTTGAAATACAGGTTAGTCAGATATGTCAGCAGCCCAAACAGCAGACTCCCCAGCACGCCTATTGCCGCCCACTGAGACGGGGAAACCCTGTCCAGCAACTGCAGGAACCAGTAGCCCGTTCCCACCGCTGACGTGGTGTATGACACACCTGTTGTGATTTTTTCCATCTGGTACATACCCCGTCTCCCGTTATCCGGAAGCTGACAACAATAAAAAAAGCCACCAGTTAAGTACTGATGGCTCTGATAACTCATGCAGGCATCTCAGACGACCCACTGACACTACCGGTGAGTTTAACGATACCTTCCATTTGGCTGGCTCACTTTTTATGATGATGCCGGTGCATTTATCTCCAGCACCAGACTTTCTATCTCAACGCCATACGTTGCATTTTTGGTAATATCCGTCAGCGTCAGTGCATTTAGTCCCACTGTCAGACTGTCTTTTATGACCTGGAATGCCGGGCCAGCCACTCCATTCAGTTTCGGAGTAACCGTGGCACTGCCGGCGGTGAACACCAGCTCCAGCGTCTGCCAGTCGTTACTGTAATTCCCGAACTCGCCCAACTTTGTGTTTCCGGCTTTCTTGTGATGCATCAGATTCAGTTTGCCGTCTGTGGTCTGGGTGAAGAACGACATCAGGAACGGGTTACCAGTCCCGGTCATCGCCACGACGTCAGGTAACGCTACATCGGTATACAGATAAATTCCCAGACCGAACTGGTTGTTGGTCAGTGCGCCTGACAGTCGAAACTTACAGCTCAGTCTGCCACCCCGTGTCAGCAGGGAGACTGCGTCATCCACCGGGCGCGTCAGGGACCAGGCTTTATTGCTCTGCTTGGTGATCTTAAATACACCATCTGACAACTGAATTCCGCCATTCTTAATGCTCCAGCCCTGCGCAGCAGCATCTCCGGCTGTCGGCAACAGGGAGATTGTGCGTACGGATGCATCTTCAGACGGCCCCGATGGCGTGTCGCCGCCGGGCGAGGGTTTGATTTCCGGTGCCTTACCACTGATGAAGGCTGAGGTGCGCCCGGCTGCGTTCAGAATAGCGGTTGCCATACGATCCGGAATAATGCTCCTGCGCGCCCATGAACTGAAATGTGTCGGGCGGTTTGATGATACCTGGTTTCCATTCGTTCTCGATGCCGCACCGTAATATCCTGATGCCGGAATATCCGGATCTTCTGCCGGTGCGTTAGTGGCGGTATTGACGCCGTTACCGTCTGTCATGAAGGGCACAAAATAAACGCCCTCACTCTCCCTGTTTTTATACCCTCCGTACACGGTGTCGTACTGGGTAGCGTATGTATTTTTCCAGTAATACGTCGTGTCACCACAAATCCACGGTACAACTGCAGCACTGCCGCCATGGCACTGCGCGTTAAATCCGGAAAGGTCAGTACGGAACTGCTTCAGCATGGCCGTGAACAGGTCCGGTTGCTGTGCGTAGGTGGCAGCGCTCATGTCAAATTCGCCCTGCATCCAGCACACCGCCAGCAACACATTTTTCGGGTTCTTCTGTAATGCAGCTTTAGTGCGCGCAATCAGGTCCTGATATAGCGGTTTACCCACACCCCAGCGTGCCGAATCCTGGCTGGCCCCCGCGTCCGCACTGAATGTCCCCTCCGCGCCCTGGGTGAATGCCGAACCACCACGACAGCATGGTACCAGCAGGATCCCCGCGTTATTCGGGATATACGGGAGCAGTTTTTTGGCAATATGTAAGCCCTGGCCGACACAGCCGTACTGCCCTTTGCTCAGGTCTGCCTTCGGATGATTCAGCGTACTCATATCCTGCACATCATGCAGACAGTGGTCAGCCGGGATGATGTCGTTATACGTACAACTCTCTCCACCCGGAGTTACCGTGCTGCGGCGCGCCAGCTGTTTAATGCGCGGATCCGGAGCATCGTAAGAATCCGGTAACGGAAGCCCTTCACCGTAGGCCATGCCGTTGGACTGTCCGGCAAGCACAACCACGTAGAACCAGTCCGGCTCAGATGAAGGGCCGACCTGTGGATCTCCTTCAATAGCCACCGCCTGCATCAGTGTGTACGGCGTAATGGCAACCGGTCCGCCATATGGCTGCCAGCCCTCTTTCAGTTTGTGTGTCAGCTTTTCCGCAAGGTCTGACGGCGACGCCGCCCTGACAACATCATAGTGTTTAAATGCCATGAATCCTCCCGGCCGGGATAATATTGTGAGTAAAATGAGGAGCGGGCTGAAGTCCGGAAGTTACAGGACAATGGCAGAAGAGAGACAATAGCCCGCAATACGAAAAAGGCCGCGCTATTGCGCAGAGTGATTACTGTCGGATATTATTCGCCAGCTGAAATATTACTTCACGTTTTGTTGTTTATTCCTTGCCGCCCGCGTCTCCCTGCGCGGGATTTTTTTGTCCATAAGAAAGCCCCTCCGGAGAGGGGCTGGAGAGTGGCGCTATGTGCCATTGCATGGTGCCGGGTGCCTCCCGGTGAATTCAGTACCAGCACCTGAATCCGCGATTATCCCATATACCTACTCGCTGATTGCCCCTCCGCACAGGGGGATTCACCATGCCAGTTTCTTTTAACAAACTCCCCGCAAAACAGACAACTGTCAACCGTCTGAATTGTGAGACATTTAAAAAAAAGGCCCGCAAAAGCGAGCCAGGGAAAATAAGTGTGGCGCGTTGTACTGGATTCGAACCAGTGACCGATTGCTTAGAAGGCAATTGCTCTGTCCGGCTGAGCTAACAACGCAGGGTACAGATAATGGACCGCCATCGAGGACTCGAACCCCGCGCAACCAGCTTCGAAGGCTGGCGCTCTATCCTGATGAGCTAATGGCGGTATGTGATGGTGGCCCTTGCTGGATTTGAACCAGCGACCTGGCGATTATGAGTCGCTCGCTCTCACCACTGAGCTAAAGGGCCGCGCGCAGAATAATAACGTTACGGAATTAATACTGCAATCTCATCCGTTTCAAACGATTAAATCCTGAACTTCCCTGACTGTCTGCTCAAAACGTCCGGTCTCCAGCTCAACACCAATCGCACGACGCCCCAGTGCCATCGCCGCTTTTACCGTTGAACCCGACCCCATGAAAAAATCCGCAACCAGATCACCAGGACGACTACTTGCGCTGATTATCTGCTGCAGCATTTCTGCCGGTTTTTCGCACGGATGTTTCCCTGGATAGTACTGCACCGGTTTATACGTCCACACATCGGTGTACGGCACCTGCACCGTCACACCGAAATACCGCCGCAAATTTTTATATTCACTCAGCAGTTCCATATACTGCCGGTTCAGCTCACTGTATGTGCTGACCAGCTGGTGGTGTGGCTTTTCCAGTTCCCCGCGCTGATGTTTCTCTTCTGCCACCCGGGCAAACAGCGACTGTAATTTCAGATAATCGCTTTCGTTCGGTAGCTGCCACTGACTGGCACTGAACCAGTGCGGCACCATGTTTTTCTTTCCTGTGGCATCTGCAATCTGTTTTGCCGTTATCCCCAGGGCAGCGCGCGCATCACGAAAGTAAGCAATCAGCGGGGCCATCACATGCTGTTTCAGTGCCCTGCCCTTCGCCTCATACCCGGCATCTTTCGGACGATACGGCCCCTGATAATGTTCCGCGAACAGAATGCGCTCTGTGGCGGGGAAATACGCCCGCAGGCTTTCCTTGTTGCATCCGTTCCAGCGTCCGGACGGCTTCGCCCAGATAATATGGTTCAGCACACTGAAGCGTTCACGCATCATGATTTCGATATCAGATGCCAGGCGATGACCACAGAACAGGTAAAGACTTCCGGCAGGTTTCAGCCCCCGCCAGAACTGCGCCAGACACTGGTCCAGCCACTTCAGGTAATCATCGTCGCCCTTCCACTGGTTATCCCAGCCCTCAGGCTTCACTTTAAAGTACGGCGGGTCCGTGACTATCAGGTCAACAGAATTTTCGGGTAACGACCGGATAAATTCCAGGCAGTCGGCGTTGATTAACTCACAACTGGATATTTTTACAGTATTAGCCATAGATCAATAAGCACTTCTCTGATAGGCTCATACCGCTTTTGCGCAAAGCAGATGGGCCTGAGGTTTGCTTGTGACCCCAACGCATGAGCAGATGGCTGGTGGGTGCCCCTAACCCCCACCAGCCGCCCATTTACCACAAATAAAAAAGCCTTCACTGCGGAAGGCGTCTGTAACAACCGAACTGATAGTCTGCCAGACCCGCCATAACCAGCTGGGTCAGTATTAACTGGCAGCGTTCGCGTGAAAGGTAAGTATTCTGCGCTATCTCCCCGACTGTCGCCGGTTCGGTAACGCTTAATTCATTAAACACCACTCTGGCGGTTTCTGTCATATCCTGCTGTTTTAGCATGCCTTTTCCCTTTTCTGGTTAACGTGACATACCAATAACTCTTGTCGAAAAAGCCAGCAAGCTGAAAGACCGATATTAATAACTACCAGCGCGTTTAATGTACCGCACTTCGGGCATCAAAAAACCCGCTCAATGGCGGGTTTAATTAATGAGGTAACAACCTTAACTTGTTTGATTCTGTACTTCAGTGGCCTTCTTCCCTTCAATACCTGCCTTGAAAGTCTCGAATGTTTCAACATTAAACAGCGAAAAAGATTCGATCTGATCGAAGGGCAACACATGCCTAAACTGATAAACTGACAATGGCTCAGAAGTTAATGTGATACCCTGACTAAGGTAGTAGTCCACATAATTATGCTCAACACAAAAAGTCAGAGTATCTTTATCTCTGTACCCGGACATAAAAGGGATTAGCACCAATGTGTTAGTATCTAACTGATTGAAACGTGCCTCATCAATCATCCCCACATAGACCTTGCGAGACTTCAGTGTAACCAACAATAACAATCCACGCTCAACTGATTCAAGAAGGATATTTTCCACGGCACTATGAGCCGCAATTTCTTCAAAAATAGCCTTGCGCTTTTGTGGGTCTTTATGGTTTTTGGTTGCCTCTGATGCCTTCCCGATACTTACAATAATAGTGAAAGCTATCGACATAGCAGGGAACATGCTCAACCCAAACACTCGCATTTTGAGAAAGTCATGGGCGAAAGTAAAGGGAGCGTACCAACCAAACAAGTACGCTGGAATGTTCCAAAGTGACATTCCAGCGTACAGAACAACAACCAATAAGGCAGCGATAAGAATACCACTTATGAGAAACTCACCACCTTTCAGTGCAACATCAAAGTATGCATTCCAACCGATCGCTTTGCTTTGACGGTATCGTGACGGCAAATGGCAGTTGGTATAGTGATAACCACAAACTAAAACAATAACAATCAGCGCAGCCCACATAGAAGACTAACCCTTCTTCTTAGTACTCAATCCCTTAATATTGGCTGCGAAAGCCTTTTGCACATCAGCGTTGTTGCGATTCAAAACCATCGAACCATTACTATCAATGAAAAACTTGTCACTTTCATGCTTAGCTTCTTTTCCATCACACATGGAAGCTATATCTGCAATTTTTTTGATGATCTTCTCAGGTGAGAGGATCGCGCGAGCGGCAAGTGTTAGATATTTCGGCATGCTCCCCTCCGTTAACAGATAAAACACAAAAAGCACACAAACAAAGTATGCGCACATCCTAACCTATGTGGCTAACAACCACTTTCTTTTATAAGATGAGTGTATTACCTAAAGGGTAACTCGGCAATAGCAGAATAGTTTTAGCAAGGTAAAATCGATGGTCTTTCGCTCAACTTACGACAAAAGATAGCCCGCTCAGCAGCAGGCTTTGTTTAGTTTGCCATCGTGTACAAAATCAGCAAAATATCAGATTTACACGAAATGTACGCGATTTAATTGACTTTTGCAATAACCCGCCGCGAAAAGGTCGCTTTTTGTTGCGATCTTGTTTTCATGGTATAAATCAAAGATTCGTTGTCGAGGTTCTTAAAAATGTCGCACATATCACGCCAGTAGTGCGCATAATTGTGGCTCCAGTTGTCTGACTTAACTCCACACAGTCTGGCAAGTTCCTGTCGCTGGTAGACGTCACACCCAGTAATCCTCCCCCTGACATCCTGCGCCGCCAGCCAGATTAATTTCTTCAGACGCTCAAGCGTTTTCCCTGTAATTTTTCTGGTGCCAAAATGCACCTGAAACTTATCCCACGCCCATTTCGCAATGACCACCTGATAATCCCAACTCGGATTTTCACTGTATACCCACAGTACCCACGCCTTCTGATGCTCTTCAAGAGACAGAACGGCGCGTCGCCATGATGATGTCGAAAACTCAACCGGACTGACTAGGGCAATTGATGAACCTTTCGCCAGCGATTGCTTTCCCGGGATCGGTGGATTATCCAGCGTTACCATTTTTCCAGTGACCTTATCGCGGTACCGGATTTTTTTACGTCTGTAACGCCCTGTATCAAACATGGCATTCTCCTGCCAGGCTTCAAGCTGACCTTTTGTTGCCCCACTCAAATCGGCGGTGGCGATAATGAGTTGCTCACGAACAAACTGTAAATACTGGTTATTCATGCGCACTCCAGCTCTGTGATTTTTATCCCCAACCGACCACCAGGAACAGGCAGTCCGCGCACAATATTGATTTCATCAAACTGCTCGTCGTCGATAAGCAACCCCGCATGTGTCAGTGCATCCAGTGGTGCTTTCAGAATATTGTCCAGGTCACGACGGCGCTTATCCGGTGGCTCTGCAATCACCTTTATCGCCAGCCTTCCGGACAGGCTTAATTTCAGCCGCTGCTGGCGAACAATAAGCGCCACTGCCCGGCGATAACGCTCCCCGGCTTTTGATACAAAATATGTGCTGCCACGGCGTCGCCAGTAAGTGTTCACCGTCGGCGGGTAAGGTAAAACCAAATCTATGAGCATCAGTCACCTCTTTTACCCAAGCACGCCAGTTGCAAAGGCGTGATCAAGAAAACGAAAAATTAAATCAACCTGAGAACCATGCTTTTCTTCGAACGCCAGAGGATCCGCATGAAGCTCGTTGTGATGCTCCCGACACAGCGGTAGCGTGAAAATATCGTGAGATTTTGTCCCCATTCCGCCCTGACCATGACCAATCAGGTGATGGGGATCGTCGGCTGGCTTACCACAACATGCACACGGCTGCGTCTTAACCCAGCGCGTGTACTTTTCATTAACCCAGCGACGACGTTTTGGGCGTAACATAAAAGACTCCGGAGACTCCGGATCCACTTTCAGCGCCAGCACCTTTTTCGCCTTATCCTGGATGATGCTGGTGGCAGTAACCGAAGGCACAAGGTCACTTTCCCGGGTGACAGACGGCACAACAGGCTTCGGTAATCTCAGTGCCTTACGGGCTGCACTTTCCGGTAAGGCATCCGCCAGGTCATTACGAATCAGCCACCAGCACAGTTCCGGCATTGTCACAACGTGACTGTCATCAAAACCAAGATCACGGCGCACAACAGACAACACCCAGCGGGCACAGTTATCCGTTGCCATTGCTTCCAGCCGTTCCGTGAACTGGTCACGGAGAAGATTGTCACAGTGCCAGCACAGACGGATTGCGCCTGGCGCGTGCCGCATTGTGGTCATGTTCTCGCTGTGCCATCCGGAATGAGGCCACTGACAGCCTTTTTCACGAAGTAACCAGCTCTCAAGGCATTCCACGCCACCAGCACGACGGATCACCGCCTCATGGCGGAACACGGCCCGAACGGCAGGATCATCCGCCAGCGGTTGTGATGCTGCCGGAACGGCACCGCTGGCGAAAGATGAATAACGTTCCGGCTCAGGCTCCAGCAGGACACGCCCCTGCATAAACAGGGGCATCAGCTCTGAACCGGGCCTGAACAATACAATCCCCATACGCGGGGCAATTTCAGGGGTCAGCAGTGCTCTCACGGTCACCTCAGCAAACGATATTGAATGCATACAGAGAAAAAAACTCAGTCATCACGCAGTAAACTCCTTCACCAGTATTTCAAACTGGCTTACCTGTCCTTCCAGTTCCGCCACGCAATCCACCAGCTCATCCACCGCCTTTTGTGTGCGGTGTTTTGCCTGCAGCAGATCACGAAGCGCCGGAGTAAGCTGCTTGCGGAGCGTATCTTTTTTCACGCTCGTTTTTTCCATCTGTTCAGCACAACGAAGCATCTCCTGCGCCTGCCGACGAAGTTGTTCCGGTGAAACAGTGATTGTTCTGTTGTTCAAAATAAACGCTCCGTTTTACTGCCCGACATGCGGTTATTGCTGTATCTGCGCGGATTGCCCGGCGTCATGGGTGTGGAAAGAACCCGGGCACTCTCCTGGTCCACAGGCAGAAAATGTCCGTTATGAAAACGCCGGTAAATGGTCCCGAGCGTGCCATTACGCTGTTTCGTGATGTTGATTTCTGCTATGCCTCTGGCCTGAGTTTCCGGGTTGTATACCTCATCCCTGTAAAGCATCAGAATGATGTCGGCATCCGCCTCGATTTCCCCGGAGTTTTTCAGGTCCGAGTTCATTGGGCGTTTATTGGGTCTGGATTCCACGCCGCGGGAGAGCTGGCTCAGAGCAATCAGCGGAAAACCGCCGGATTTTGCCAGGCTTTTAAGTCCCTTTGAGATTTCCCCCACCGCAAGGTCGTGACGCCCCGTGCTGCGGGTTTTAATCAGGCCGAGGTAATCGACCACCACCAGCGCCGTTTCCGGGTGTTTCATCCGGTGGTGCTTCGTGGTTGCACATATCTCATCAATGGTCAGGTTTGCCTGGTCCACCATCCAGATATTACGCCCCGTCATTCGTCCCACGCCCTGCGAGAAACGCGCCCAGTCTTCATCTTCAAAACGGGCAACAGACTTAAGACGGGATACCGGCATTCCACCGGCAGCAGACACCATACGTTCACCAATCTGGATGTTCGCCATCTCCATGGTGAACAGAAGCACGCCATGCCCCTGCTCAGTCACCTTGTCGATGATGTCCAGCGCAAGTTCGGTTTTCCCCATCGAAGGACGGGCGGCAATGAATACCAGGTCTCCGGGCTCCATACCGCCCGTTTTTGCGTCCAGTTCATCAATACCGGTCATCAGCGCCCTGGATTTCTCCAGTCCCTGATTGCGGCATTCAACACGGTCGACCACTTCCGGAAGGACATCATCAATGTGAACCGGCTGAATGACGCCCTTTCCGGTCGACAGTGAGGCCATCATGTTCTGCACATCCTTCAGGGCATCCTCGGCTGCTTCACAGGTATACGCATCACGTAAATTCTGTAATGCTTCAGTCAGTGTTTTTTCTGCATCGCGCAGTGCGGCATTGCGCCGCAACGCTGCGACATAGTGCTCCAGTGAAGACTTCACCCAGGTTTTGCGTCCGGTGTCGGTAATCACCGGGGCAAGTTCCGGCATCTCATTGCACAGCAGTACGGGGTCAATGACGCCGGATATGCGAGCCTGTCTGCAAATCCCCGCGTAAATATCCCGGTACTGACGCACAAAAAATACATCCGCCGGAAGTGTGGCCAGAATATCCATCACTTCCGGATCGGCCCCACGCAGAAAAAACGCACCGATGACAGCGCCTTCCAGGTCATCGTTACGCCATGCCGGGGTGTTCTGGCTGGTCATGCGGCAACACCTCCGATACGAGAACGGTAGCTGGGCCAGTTAAACGACAACCAGTTGCGCCCGCCATCGGTGATCCTGTCGGCAATCCGGGGACTGATGAACGCCCACAATTCTTCCGGTGAAAGGTTGCTGATCAGGATAGTTGGCAAAATACCCTCATACCGGGCATTGATAATTTCCTGCAAAATGGCCATTTCAGCCGCACTGCCAAACTGAACGCCGACTTCGTCGACAATCAGCAAATCCAGTGACGCATAATGCTCAATGACGTCATCCGCTGTTTTTTCACTGTCATTCCGCCAGCAGTTTTTCACAGCCCGGGTAAGGCGCATCACGTCGGTGATCTCCACACTGGCCAGATAGTTACGGATGATGTGTTTTGCCATTGATACCGCCAGATGATTTTTCCCGGTACCGCAACTGCCGGTCATAACAAGACTGGTACCGTTCTCCAGCATATCTGGCCAGTTCTCCGCATAGCGGCGACAGGCCGCAAGATTTCTGGCTGCGTCAGGATTAACCTCCAGATAATTATCAAACTCGCAGTCCCGAAAACGCAGAGCAATTCCGGCGTTATCAGTCAGTTCTTCCGCCTTGAGGGACGACAGTTCCATGGTCAAATCACTGGCCTCAGCGATCAAGCAGTCAGGGCAGCATGAAATTTTTTCTCTGTCCTCGCCATTACGATCGATCCACACCAGTATATGCGTACGATATTTACCGTGTTTTTCGCAATATCCGCGACCTTCACGCATCAGGCAGGAACGATAAGGCCATGGCTTTTCGCCCTTCTGAGCAAATGCAATCTCTGCCCGTAACTCATCCATTCGCGCCTGTAGTCTTGTTTGTTTCTCACGTTGGTCAATCGTCATCATCGCTGTCACCTCAGAATGTCAATTTGTTACTGGATTTACCGAATTTGTCAGACATGGCTCCCAGGCCAGCCAGGACATCGACCTGTCGCTGTCGCCCACCTCCGTGAGCGGCTGGCTGTTGCCAGTAATCTTCGAAGTGACGATCGGGTCCAAAGAACGTCGCAGCCTGCTTCACGAACTGTGTGCCGGTATTTCCTGTAGCACGTACCCAGGCGGCATACCGCTTCACGCCATCAAGCATGGTCTCCGGTTTTATTCCCTCCCTGATACGGGCTTTCCAGGCTTTGAAGGCTGCTGACTTGGAATTGCCACCAGCACGTTTGGGATATTCCTGCCAGGCCTGTTCAAATTCCGGTGAATATTCCTGTCGGGCAGAACGCGCTGGCGCAGACGCGTCAGCGGATGCATCAATAGTGTTTTTAGTCTCCGTTGTAATCTCTGTAGTAATCTCTGTATTTGTATCAACATTCGGCGTATCCCCTGTTCCGTTATGACGTCGGGGGGTGTTCCGTTTTAACGTAATAGCTGTATCGCTGATTGCATTATTGCTGTTACTTTCTGGCGAAACAGAAGAAGGTGTGGTGATGGCCGCAATTGCCTGTGGGTTGATCCCGACAAACAAAATATTGCTGCATTTCACCCCATCGAGCATTTCCACCGTGCGTAAATCCAGAGTAATAAACCCTGCATCGCGCAGACGCTTCAGCGCATCTGCGGTTTCCCTTTTCCCGAAACCAAACTGCTCAGCAAACGCCTGGTAGCTTCTTTGCAGTTTGTCGCCCTGAAAACGCTTGCGATATCCCAGCAACGCTCCGGTGTGCTCATCCCTGACCTCTGTCGGGCGGTACCAGTAAACGATCTCTGAAAGCAGAGCGATAGCCGTCGCATCCGGACGCCCACTGGGTAGTCGAATATATTTCCACCAGTTCGCAGGTGTAACATTGCCGGAAATATTAATTTGACCAATAGCCATAACTTCCGGTGTGGGGGCGTAACGGCTCATACAACCTCCTTCCGCGGCATGAGAATTGTGTAGCCACGCGCAGGTTGTAGTCTGGCTTTTGCATCAATAGTAAGCGTTGCAATTTTTCGGATATGAAGATAACCAGCTCTTTCCAGTGCCAGGTTTTCCCTGAATATCGCTTGCTTAGAACAACAGCAGAAATCAGCAAGCACCTGATGATCAATAACTCTCTCGCCTTCACCGTCTGAAGAACCCGACATCAAAACACGCAACATAATCAGGCGCTGAATCGGGTTATCGAAAGCACATCCGCACACAAACTGAAAACAGTTCACGCCACACCTCCCAGACGCTTAAACATTTTTCCAGACAGAAATACCGCCAGAGGGTAACTGATGGTGTAGCTACGCCCCTGTAGTTCGCACACGACTTTCTGGCTTTCAGCGTTGACTAGGCAAACCCGCAGAACGTGACCGTTGCTGGTGGCGAACCACTGCCCCACACGGGGGCAACGGTTGTATCGGTGATACAGGGAATTAACGATGTGGCGGATCATGGACGCCCCTCCGCCGTAGTTACGTATTTAACCGGGCTACCTTTCATTGAGATGGTTTCACACATCTCTGCCGCTTTCAGTTCCGCTGTTTTTCTGGATTTATAGCGACGGTGCCAGACAGATACATCCGTGCGAACTGATACATCGTTTCTGTATTCCGTAGTGGAGATGATGATTTCGTAACTAATCATGGGCGAACCTCCTTGTCAGAACCATTCAGCCTGGAATCAACAAGTGCAGCGCCAAAAACAGCATCACCAACACGGTCGTACAGTTTGCTAGCCAGCGGAGATTCAACGGCCTTAAGCATTGGATAAAGCTGGCTTGTCCAGATTTGATGGATTTCACGCAAATGCAGGTATACGCCTCTGGCGTTTCGTGCGACAGCTGACATATCAGACGCATCGGCACCTGATAAACTCTTCTCCATCAGGTTAAAGGCGTTGATGTATGCCTCTTTGAACCGGGCAGCACGTTTACCAGTGAAGCCCATGGCAAGAAACGCAAAACCGTCGCGGGTGATTTGGTAACAAGGGAGCTTGCGTGTACCACCGTTCGGTTGATTTACCGAAATCGATGTCTCCGCAAAATTGCGGGCACAAAACTCAGGGGAACAATCCAGAGTGCGGATCTTTTTCAGCACATCGTCATGACGCTTGGAGAAGAAGTTGGCAACAGCCAAAGAAGTGGTAACGGCCTGGCCGTTGTCAATGGTGATTTCAGGTTGAGTGAGGGCTGGGATCGTAGCCATGATGGCAGCCTCCGTTGACAGTGAAAAACTTCCACCACCGGAAACGCCAATTTCACTGGTGGTGAACTGGACGGGGTTGGCGTAACCGGCGTCAACGGAGACCGGCGCACCTTTCGGTGCCCCCGCCCAGCCCACCATAATCTGGATGTGAGCAAATGCGGACGATAAAAAAGACGCTGACGCGTCATACATCGCCGTTGACAATTTCAGGACGCCAATCCCGGCACCCGCTTTATAAGGTGCGGAGACAGTGTAACGTCCCGAAATTGCAGAATCAATATTTGGTCTTGAAATGATCATATAGCTGCTGATATCTTTAGAACTGTTCTTGGATGTTTCGGAGCCGTTTTATGCGAAACAGCTCCCCGTTATTGATGTTGAGTGAGCCGGGTTACTCCCGGCTTTTTTTCACCGCTGCCAACCAATAACCTGAAATAACCCCATTTTCGGGTGATACCAGCGAGTCCCTCGCGGTTCTGCTTCCTCCATAACCCGATAAAAAGCAGCCATAAACGGTTCCACAGCAACAATTGCGCGACGTGACAACAATCCGTCCGGCGTCATGAACTCATGGGTGTCTGTAGGAATCTGATAGGCGTTCACCAGATTGCGGCATTTATCATCTGACAAACCGGTTTTTGCTTTCAGTTGGCGATATCCGGCATAGCCCTCACGAATAGTGCCCTTTTTAATTTGCTCGACTGTTTCAGCAACGTGGCTGACTTTTTCTTCCACCTGAGTGATCCGTTTCTGCTGACGAACTGCTTCAAGAGCCATCGCGGCAACCATTTCGATTTCGCTCATTGGCTTACGGATCTGTTCTTCCAGTTCGCGCCAGCGATCTACCAGGCGAGCAGTGAATTCAGGACAGAGCTGTGCGACGACAATGATGCTGTCGCGCTTACCTTGTTCTCCTTCAAACAGGTAATGCTCATATTGAACTTTAAAACCTAAGTTATTGATTCTTTCGGAAACCTCAATTTGAGGAGACCGGACAACGCCACCTTTGGCTAATGTTTCAATAGTGCGTTTCACATTGTCATGACGTTTACCCACCAGCTCTGCGATCTCAACGCTGGTCATGGATGCTTTGCCGTTAAAAATTGCGGTGTTCATTGTTGGTCTCCTGTGGGCTTGTCATCTTCTGTATTCGCTAGACTTGGGTGTGTATATGGAATGCTCGGATCCAGATGACAAAGAATGGCAACATCCTCCGGAACACCTCGCGTTTTCCACTTTCCAACACCTTGACTGCCACGAGGCCTTCCTTTCTTTGGGAACCTGCGACCAATAGCGGCATTGGTTTTAAATTGAATTTTTAATATTTCATAAAGGGTCATTCTTTAGTCTCACACCAGATACTTTGTTATCCAACGATGTTAACCACGGGAATCCAAAGTATCAAGAAATTCTGTTACTTTAGTATCAACAGCCATGAGAGGAGAAGAAAAATGAAGTCTTTAGGTGAACGTCTCATCAACGCACGGCAAAAAGCTGGGTTAACACAAGATGCGTTGGCTAAAAAAGCTGGGATCACCAGAGTTGCAATCAGTAAAGCCGAGCAAGGCCTTACAAAAAGTTTCAACGGTGACACCCTTTTTAAAGTTGCAGCTGCACTGCGGTGTTCACCGCAGTGGCTTCAGAACGGAGATGAAAAAGATAAGCATTGGGAAAATAATGTTAAGAGCTGCCCACAGAGAGACACAGCACACTCTTACCCTGTAATTAACTGGGTTCAGGCAGGATTATTCGCAACTTCTGGTGATGACTACAACATGTATGATCAGGATAATTGGAGGCATTCTGTAAAATACGCTGGTGAGAGGGGGTTCTGGCTGGAAGTGCACGGAGACTCAATGACTTCGCCCGTAGGAATAACATTTCCTGAAGGAATGTCGATCCTTGTCAACCCAGATAAAGAAGTTTTTTCAGGGTGTTACGTCATCGCCAGAAAAAAATCCACCAATGAAGCAACATTCAAAAAATATATTTCTGACATGGGAAAGGCGTTTCTAAAGCCCCTTAATCCACAATATCCAATCATAGAAATGGACAATGATTGCGAAATAGTAGGTGTTGTGGTTGATGCCAGGTGGGATATTTTCTGACCAGACACAAAACACAAAAAGAAACCAAAGTATCAAAAATCACTTGCCACACCTTGATACCTTAGTTACCATAAAACAAAGTTCGTAACTGAGGTATCATCTCATGATCAATAAAGCTACAACTCTTGACTGTCTCGAAGAACTGAAAAACCTCGGCAGCCTCATTACACTAATAGCAAAAGCAACACCTGATGCTACGCTCTCTAGCGATATAGAGTCATGCGCAGGACTGGCATGGGATATGACAAATAGCATATCCAGAAAGCTATCGTCAGCAATGCTTTTACAGAACAAAAATTCTGCAATCAACAACCGTCTTCGCACCCAACGCGAAGCCTGCGGCTTAACAACCGCCGAACTCGCCAGGCTGCTCGATCTCGATGAAGAAATTATCATCCAGTGGGAGAGCGGAGAGTATGAACCAACTATCAGTATGCTTATCCCACTGGCAAATATTCTTGGCTGCGATCCGATGTGCCTGTTAACTGGTGAGGTTACTCCTCCGGAGCAACCAAAAAGTGAGGAGCAGCAACACCATGACGCATCTCAACAAGTTTGCCCCTTATCTCGCGAAGCTCTTCTGCGGAAGAACCAATACCAATGGTGACATAATCGCCGCTTCGCCCTTCAAGGTACATGCGAACATTTTTATCAATCATTGCGGAAACAGTCTCAATATGAAAACACTTCTGAGACTCACTATATAGCAGAACATATAAGTCAGCTGAGGAAGCCATGAAAAAGTTCGAAAACATAACTGTTCTCCATGTTGATGACTTTGATTATACAAACCCGGAACTTCTCCCGGAGGTTGTAAAGGCAATAGATGTTGCCGATATAGTGATTAGAGAAAAGAGAATTGTCAAAAACAGGCTCGCATGCACTTCAGGAGCAATGACAGAAACAACCTCACAGCAAGATAATTACGAAGGCATTTGTCTGGAGCCTGATTCATTTGCGGTAAATGTTTATCATTTATTGCATGCAACACAGGTATTACATATGTCCAGTAATCACGAAACGAAAACACTCGGCAGCGAAATTCTGAGTTTTGCATGTGAGTATACAAAAGCTGCTGCCGAAAAAGAATTAGCGCAATAACAACAAATATGCCCTGAACGTTTATTGCGGTTTTATCGCCGGGGATTGTTACAACCTTAATCCACAGGAGGCTTTATTGTGACTTTTATAAAGAATATGGCATCACACAAGACCGCCTGCCTTATTGCACAATACGGTGAAAATTACATGCATATTGCCTGCTTATTTCTGCGTAAAGCATACGGGAGATAATAATGCATCAGAAAACAGCAGAACACGAACAAACCAGAATATTGCTGACCATCAAAAACGGGAAAGTAATATTCATTCGCCATGTTCATGACGATGAACTTGTAGGAACTCTTTCAACATTCCTGTTTATTGCAGAAAAGGCAGGATATGACGTTATTGCACCAGCAGATGAAGATGAAGATGAAGATGAGGAATAAATATCATGCAATACGATGAATTCCAGGCTGAAGCAACAGCCAATGGTATACGAACTGGCAGTATGACGATTGATTATCACGACGCCATACGTCGTCTGGATGCCGGAGAATTCGATACTCCTAATGTGCGAGGTTTACGTATCCTTCAGTGTCTGGCGCAAGCCGACGAAGCAGGATTACTGGGTAAACTTCCGGTTGAGATGAAGGTTGCTCAGTGGCGATGGTTGTATGTGACGACATTCATCAACGAAGAAGAAGACAAGAACGGCACAATTGATATCCTGAATGAACACGGAACAACTGAACACGCCGTGGTATATAACGGGATGTATGGGTTTATGACGATATATCCCGGCCCCATTCGATTTGCCTTACAACAGTATATTGAATGGAATTTAATTCAAAAATACGGCGAAGCTGAAGGAATGGGAAGAGCGCTGTTTCTTTATCAGAAAATGCTCACTACTTCCCCTGATAAAGGTTTCATTCTTTCAGATATGGGTCGAGAAGGGCTTGAAATCCTTCTGAATGAAATTATTAACGAAATGAATGCTCATGGCATGCAATCCGAAACAGATATTAAGTAAAAGGGACCACATGACCGTTATCGAGTATATCCAGGAAAATCCAGATTGCAGTAGAGAAGATATATCCCTCGCACTTGGAAGAAGCGCAACTTCTATCAGTAATGAATTATCACGGTTATTGTGGAATGGGTTAATAGTACGAACTGGAGAAAAAAACAAAATGATTCTGTACTGCGTAAACAATCTGCCGTTTGGATACAGCAATCCCCTAAGTGTTATGTTCAACCAGTTACTTAAACAGGTAAGAAATGGCAACTGACTCACAACTAACCATAGAAACGGCCCTGAATGTCGGCCTGGCGCTCCTTGGTTATTTTTACATCGTGTTCTGCAGCGGACGGTGGCTGTCGCTGTTGTTCCTGAAAAAATGGAATAAACGCCGTAAGCAGGATGAACGCCAGAAGGCAATGAATGCGTTTTCCGAAGCCTTCGGAATTGACGGCATGGAACCAGGGGATCCAGCTCGCGCAATCAGCAGAGGGGGTGTAGTAATCCTTGTATATCGGAGTGAAGAGAAAAATGACGATCACAAAACAACGAGTAGAAAAAATCATATATCGCCATGAAATGGGACTGAACAGCGATGTCACTGCCGAAGAGGTTTATGACCTGGCTGTACTGGCGCTGAATTTATCAAATATCGCAAACCTGAAGCGATACGAGCTTGATATGGATGGTTGCGACTCGTGCGGTCAGGATTGTGGCGCAGATATGACTGAAAATCCTGATGGTGATTATGTCCTGTTTGATGACGTGGTTAAGTTGTTTGAATTTGATACAACCACTCAAAAGTTAGAAATCCCGGCAAAGGAGGCTGCCAGTGAGCAAGATTGACTATCAGGCACTGCGCGAGGCGGCGGAACAGGCAACGCAAGATGAATGGGTAGCATATATTTTGCCGGGTCATAACGGCATTTATCCTGCGCGCACGTCTGAGGGTAGGCATTGTGCGGATACTTTATTGACTGGCCTGGCGTCTGTCAGGGGCGGGAGAGCATCAACATGAGCATCAGAACCTACGCAGTGAATTGCAATGACGCATGGCTAAACACCGAAGGTGATGACATCTCCGGCTCATACGTTAAGTACAAAGACCATCAGGAAGTGGTTGCCGCTCTTGAGGCCAAGTGCGCGGCGCTGGCAGCGGAGAATGCGGGAATAAAGTCTGCAATTCCAGAATCACGGGATATTGAAGATGACAATGACAATATGGATGACGTATCTCTCGCGGAAGACTTCGGGTTCAATCATGCAATAGAACGGATGAGGAGACAGATACCTGAAACGCCAACCACTGATGCTTTCCTGGCTGAAGTCCGGGCGCAGGGGGTGGATGCTGCTATAGAAGCTGCAAAAAATCTGGTGGCCCAAGAATATGAGTATAAGGATTTCAAAGCGGCGCAGAGTGATTGCTGTATGTACCCTGGTTCAGACCTGGTAGGGAAGGTTGAAATGACTGAGTGGTTAGTTGACTTTGCTGCCCAGCTTCGCAAAGGAGGCAACCAGTGAGCGAAATTAATTACCAGGCACTGCGTGAGGTGGCGGAACGTGCAATTCCAGCAATGGAACGCCTGTTAATGTTGCCAGCTGATGATGACTTGTTAAGTGAACAGGAACTTAAAGATTACGGTGTGGATATTGATGCGCTCAACGCCTTCAAATTTCTGACCGGACCAGAAACCGTGCTGGCACTGCTGGATGAACGGGAAAGAAACCTGCAATACATCAAAAGCCGCGATCAGGAGAACGAGGATATTGCGCTAACGGTAGGGAAGCTGCGCGTTGAGCTTGAAGCAGAAAAACAGCGGGCAAAAGTTCTATTTATGGAAAATGCTCGGCTTAAGTCAGGCATAGCCGGTCTGATACACCTCGGTATTCGATATGCAGATGTTGAGGTCATGAAAATTGCTGGAGATGCCCAGCTTTCTACCCCATGCACTGACAGCATCATAAACAGCATTGCAACAGGCATTCGCATCAAAGGAGAGTGATATGGCGTTAACACACCACGAACTCTGTCAGATTGCGTACAAGTTCCTTAAGCGCAACGGGTTCAAGGTTTGCTTTCATGACCGCTTTGTTGCTGTAACCAGTACCGGAGAACAGCCAGATGCTATGGGATTCAGAAATTCAGCATCATGCCTGATAGAGGCGAAGTGTTCTCGTGCTGACTTGTTGGCAGATAGAAAAAAGCGTTTCCGTAAAAATCCCTCACTTGGCATGGGCGACTGGCGATTCTTTATTAGTGAGCCGGAAATTATTTCAGTTGAGGATTTACCTCCCGGCTGGGGATTACTTCACGTTGTTAACGGAAGAGTACGGAAAGTACATGGATGGCCCAGGGGTAATTGCTGTTGGGGTAATCCTGACGATAAGCCATTTACTGGGAATAAGCAGGTTGAATGCGATTACATGTTATCTGCATTAAGGCGCATGGAGTTGAGAGGGCACCTTAATGAAATATATGACGGTGTGATTGTTAATAAGAAAGAAGGAAACGCGGCATGATCACTATTACCAAAGGGCGACTGCTGACAATCAAGCAGTGGCGCGAAACATACGGACCGGGTAGCAACGTTGTACTGCCAGCAGAAGAAGCGGAAGAACTGGCACGAATTGCACTGGTATCGCTGGAAGCAGAGCCAGTGGCAAAGATTATAGCTCATTACCCATTAGGAGTTGACGTAGGCAAACAAAAGTTCGTACAGGCCATTGGAGAGCTTCCTGACTTTGGCGGATATCTATTTGCCGCCCCGCCAGCGCCGGTAGTGCCGGAAGAAGCAACTCCGGAAAACGTAGAAATGCTCTCTGGCTATGTTTCCACGTACAAATTAACCGATAGCGAGCGCGATATTGCTGCCGAAATATGGAACGCCTGCCGCACCGCCATGCTTCAGTCCGGAAACTTTCGGGAAAGCAAGAATTCGTCAACCAATAATTTTCGGGAAATCCCGGAAGCGTCAACCAGCTCTCCGGTAACTCCGGCTCTTCTGCCAGGTGGTTTCACCATTGAGGAGGCGAAGGAATTACATGAAGACCTGGTACGCAGCCACATAAGCAAGGCCTTAAGTGGCGAAAAGATGAAAAAGAAAGATCGCGATGCTGATTTGCGCTGGATTCATGGCGTTATAGTTCAGGCAGCGTGGCTTGTAAAAGCATCACTGGAGCAGAATGCACTATCGGGCAACTCTCCGGTAACTCCGGATGGTTGGATAAGCTGTAGTGAGCGAATGCCGGACGACAGGCAGGAGGTGAATCAATGAGCTGGCCTGATGCAATCGTAACTCTGGGGGTGGTATTCGCAGCAGCGTTTGTTGTGTTCTCGATTTGTCGATGGGGATAACCACATGTTCGCTTTGATTCAACGCGGTCAGATATACACGGACAGAGCTGGATACCCCGTGGTGATTACTCGCATCACTGAGCACTCAGTGTTCTTTCGACGGATGGACGGACGATCCGGGCGGGTACGCATTGGTGAGTTAAACTGCCTGTTCGAACATATTGACCACCAGGAGTACCGCAAAATTCTCGCGGACACTGAGCAGGAAAAGCACCTAAAAAAATTACGAGCCATAAAAAGGAAGTAAAGAATGAATAAAGCATTTGAACGATGGGTCCACCAGCGTTACGGCAATCGCTATGACCTGACGCGAGATGTTGACGGCTTCTACTGTCGTGAAGTTGTGAAGCGAATGTTTGAAGTGTGGTGCCACTGCCGTGGATGAAAATTTTATGAGGTTGGCATGCAGACAATCATCTATCAGATAACCCCCAGCAAATGGTGTACGGAGAGAGTCCTCATTGCATCAACAGGGCTAAAGCCTGGCACCATTGAGCGGGCAAGAAGAAAGTCATGGATGCAGGGAAAAGAATACCGCCATTACGCTGTAGAAGGTGATCCGGGGCACTACAGTGAATGCCTGTACAACATCGAAGAAATTATGCGATGGATCGAAAACCAGAAACAACCAGGTGCCAAAAATGCAAGTTCCGGTTAACCTGTTAATGCTCCTGGACGTCTGGGAGGTTTAATGAGTAACGCATCATACCCGACAGGCGTTGAAAACCATGGAGGATCACTCCGTATATGGTTTCACTATAATGGCAAACGTGTCAGAGAAAACCTCGGTGTTCCTGACACAGCCAAAAACCGGAAGATCGCTGGTGAACTTCGCACTTCCGTTTGTTTTGCAATCAGAATGGGGAGTTTCGACTACGCCGCGCAGTTCCCTAATTCCCCTAACCTGAAACACTTTGGTCTGGGAAAAAGAGAGATAACCGTTAAGGCACTTTCGGAAAAATGGTTGGACCTTAAGAAAATTGAGATTTGTGCGAATGCACTTAATCGTTACCAGTCAGTAATTAAAAACATGTTGCCTATGTTGGGTGAGAAAAAACTGGTTTCATCCATAACAAAAGAGGATTTACTTTTCGCAAGGAGAGATTTGTTGACCGGTTACCAAAAGCTTTCTAATGGAAAGATTTCTTCCATAAAAGGGCGCTCAGTGGTCACAGTAAACTACTATATGACAACCATAGCTGGAATGTTTCAATTTGCAACAGATAATGGTTATACCTCAGGAAACCCATTTAACGGTCTGGCACCCTTAAAAAAGTCCAAGGTAAAACCAGATCCTCTCACCCGTGACGAATTTATTCGTTTTATTGAAGCTTGCCGTCATCAACAAACAAAAAACCTGTGGATTCTCGCTGTATACACGGGTATTCGTCACGGGGAGCTGGTATCGCTGGCATGGGAAGATATAGATCTTAAAGCAAGGACTATAACCATCCGTAGGAATTATACAAAACTTGGCGAATTCACTCCACCAAAAACCGATGCTGGCACCGGAAGGACAATTCATCTGGTTCAACCAGCTATTGATGCTCTTAAAAGTCAGGCGGAAATGACCATGCTTGGAAAGCAACATTCTGTAGAGGTAAAGCAGAGGGAATATGGGAGAAGTACTGTGCATAAATGCACTTTTGTTTTTAGTCCTCAGGTAATAAAACAGCGGCAGTTTTCCGGACCGCACTATAAGGTTGACTCCATCAGGGAGTCATGGACAAGTATCTTAAAACGCGCAGGTCTGAGACACAGAAAATCGTACCAATCCAGGCATACTTATGCATGCTGGTCACTTGCCGCTGGAGCTAATCCTAGTTTTATCGCAAGCCAGATGGGCCACACAAACGCACAAATGGTATTCAATGTTTACGGAGCATGGATGAAAGACAACAATCACGAACAGATAGAACTCCTTAACAAAAGACTATCTGAAAGTGTCCCATGTATGCCCCATAAGAAAGCTGGGTAA